AGCCCAAGCCCAGCCAGCCAGCCAGCCAGCAAGCCCAAGCCCAAGCCCAAGCCCAAGCCCAAGCCCAAGCCCAAGCCCAAGCCCAAGCCCAAGCCCAAGCCCAAGCCCAAGCCCAAGCCCAAGCCCAAGCCCAAGCCCAAAGTGTTAGACGGATTAGGTAGACGGATTAGCCAGCGTTATCAAATCGTTACCAAATAGACTTGACTTGATTGTTGAATAGGCATTAGACTTGCCTTAGGCAAGTCACCCAGACAAGCCACAACCAAAGGAGTAGTAAATGCCAAAGCACCTAACCAACACTGAATTACAGGGTGAGATTGTAGAAATCATCTCGTTCTTTGAGGCTTCACTTATGTTCCTAGATGGCGTATACACAATGCCAGCAGGGGCAGACTTGGAGAAGTTCCTAAGCAACGCTCAGGGCTACCTAGACAAACTCAATTGGAGTGAGATGGCAGTAAAAGCAAGAGAAGAAGCAAACAAGGGCAACGTTCTCTAACAAGCCACCGAGAAGCCCCCGCCAAAAGCGGGGGCTTTTCTTTGTATCGGTTTAGGTATCGGCTAGGTTCAACTCCAGTCTTAGTATGTGCGTAGCACAGACAAAGACCTTTCGAGCCTTTGGCGAGAAATAAAAAGAGCCTGAGCGAAGCGAAGTCTCAGCGAGCGACCAGCGAGCATCAGGCGAAGCCTGATACTGCGTGACTAAAGTTCAACTCCAGTTATATAAGTGTGGGAGGCTTTAGCGAACGCGAAAGAAGCCTCCACCACGATTAGGCTTGCCATTATCGATTCTGCGAGCTCCCATGGAGCGAGCAGTAATCTTTCCTCCAGAGAATCCCATTGGAGGCTTGATAAGTAAGGCAGTCATAGCGTGGACCATAGCATCTACTCTGTCTGGTGATTTACCTTCTCCTGGTACCCAGGAGTACATCTGACTTTCCAAGTCAGGAAGGTAGCCAACGTGGTGAACACGACCTTGCTCATAAGCAAGGGTCACAGGCTCAGCACGAAGTGCTTTACCATGCTTGCTATGGACCTCCAACACTTTGATGTTGGGGTCGATAGCATTGATAGCATTGCGAACCAGGGCTCCACCCTGATTCACTTCTGCTACAACAGGACAGCCCCACTTCCGGGCCATACGAACAACTTCGTTAGCCCACTTCTCTGGAGAGCCAAGGATGGAAGCATCTTCCAGGACCCAGGCCTGCCTCTTGTAGAGGTCCCTGTCTGATGTGGCAGCACAGACAACAATGCCACACTCATCACGTGGGTTCTCTGCCACTGATGGGTCCACTCCAATGATACGAAGTGGAGTGCCTTGAGGCATGAACGATGCTCGATATTGTTCGATGAGCTCCTCTGTCCAGAGGGCTCCTTCGACATCATCAAGCATCTCACCATAGAGTTCCTGGGCAGCCAGGCGTGTGCCTGCGTAGACGCCAGTGATGGCGTCGAGGTAGGCACCTGATAGGTTACCTGAGTTGTCGAGAGTAGAACCACGAGTGATAACTACTCGACCTGTCTTAGATTCCTCGATGAGTTTGTAGAGCAGAGGTACTCTCTTGGGTGTAGTGGTCACCATAATCTTTGGGTGACTACCAAGACGAGTACCAACACGAAGGTTGTCAAAAGCAGTCATGCCTGCTGCGTCAGGGGTCTGACGCCAGGCAGCAATCTCATCGCCCCAGGCGTGAGTGAACTGAGGACCACGAAGTGAGTCAGGCTCGTCTGCTGTGAAGCAGGTGGCAGTGTTGCCATTGGGCCAGGTCAACCTTCTCTTGGAAGGTTCATAGAGTGGGCGTTCACTAGGAGGAGTCACATTCATAATGCCAGACTCACCTTCAACAATAACGTCACGAACATCTGCTGCTGTACGAGCAACAAGGGCGAAGCGACGCTGTCCCTCTGTTGTGTACTTGGCCTGCTCTCTTACCCACTCAGCAGCAGTCCTGGTCTTGCCAGCACCACGACCAGCGATGTATGCCCATATGGCCCAGTCACCTTCAGGTGCCTGCTGCTCAGGCCTGCCCCAGACTGACCAGTCCCAGAGCAGGATATCAGGGTCCATGCCTTGTAAGGCAAGAGCCTGCTGCTCTGGGCTCATCAAAGATATCTGTTCCATCAGGCTTTTAGCCATCGAGTTCAACTCCAGTCATGTGTATATTTAGTGATACAGGCTGTGCCTGCAAGGCAGTGATTGCTTTTACGAGAGCGGGACGAATGTCCTCGACGATAGTCGAAGCTCGAGTAGGAGCGATAGCTGACTTGAAGTTAGATTCTTTATTGAATAGACACAAAAAGTTCAACTCCAGTCCTGCCGGCTGCGTGCGTGCGCGCAACGGCTTAGAGGATCACCTTGACGTTAGGGTCACCTTTGAAGACGGCTTTGAAGGTCACCGCATCCATGACGCCAGTAACGTCAAGCTTTTTAGAAGCTTGGAAGTTACGAACAGCGGCTTTGGTAGCTCCTCCATAGTAGCCATCTTTATCAAGACCGGCTTCAGCAAAGCCAAGCTCAATCAGACGACGCTGAAGGTGGTGCACCGTAAGCGACTTCTGGGAACTGGTGTTCTGGTAGACGCAAGCTGAAAGCTTGACTTCATCTACTTCTCCATTGCCCACAACGGCTGGGCCAGCCGGCTGAGGCAAAGCATCCTTGACCGCATCGATGTCGACAGCTACAGGAACTGAGACACGGATTGGCAAAGGCTTCGGTGTTGGAGGTGTTGGAAGTTCTGGAGATTCATCGACCGCATCGATCTTCTCCTCAACGACTTCTGGTTCAGAAGCAGGGACAGGTTCGATAGAGCCTAGTAACGGCTTGAGTTCATCAGACATGAGGTTCCTTAGTGTTTAGGGGTGTATATAGATTTTAGCATAAGCTATGCTCGCTGGGCGAGAAGAGCTGATGTGATCGAAGCAGAAGCGAAAGCGATCGTCAGGCCAAGCGAAGCAGGGGCAAAGATTGCGAAAGCGATAGCAAGGCCCGCGAAGGCCACCGCAAGCACAGCGGACCAGACGACCTCTCTGAGGGCGTAAAGTAGTCGAGACATACTATTTAACCTTTCTAACGGTTTTAGTCGATTCTGGGGCGTCCTGCGCCTTCTGAGGGGCAACGACCCCAAGGAGCGGCTGGAGCTTGGTAGTGCGACGAAGTCGACGGATGGAGAGATATGCGGCACCGCATCCTGCTCCAACGGCAGCAAAGAGTATTGCAATGATGGTTTCCATAAGGATAGTCCTATCTACAAGAGGTCGTCATCGGATAGATCAAAGTCATAGTCACCGGATGGTGCGCCAATAAAGGCTGCAAGGAGCATTAACGCTCCGATAACCATTGAGGCTATAACTAAGGCCACTAAGGTCAGGCCAGCTATAAAGATGATTAGGTCCATGATATATCTTCCGTACGTTTGTATAAACATCATACCATAAAGAAGTAGCCCCTGCTAAGGATCAGATGATCTTTAGCAAGGGCTACCGTATGTTTAGTTGTTTAGGCTAAGAGCCTATTCAGCTAAGCAGCACTATGGCTGTTCCACCTTAGCTAGTTGCCCATGTTTCATTGCAAAGGTCTGCTGATCCTCTGGCAAGGTGTCCAAGATTCGGACGTACTTGACTTTGGCCCAGTTTGCTTTAGCAACACCGGCTACGGAATCTATACGGGTACGAGTACCTGCGTAGTAGGCGTGGATCATCTTGCCATTGCCGGTATAGATACCGACGTGGAAAGATCGTTTACCACTTCCGTAGTAGAAGGCAACAATGTCTCCGACCATCGGCTGCTTGACAACTTTGCCTGAGCGCATTTGTCGAGTAGCAGAGTGGTCGAGTGTTACTCCCACTTGTCCATAGGCCCACCGCACGAGACCAGAGCAGTCCCAGCCTCGAGGAGAAGAACCGGAGAAGACATACCATGTCTTGTTCTTGTACTTCGTTACCTTCTTGACTAGGGTAGCGATCTTGCCTTTGTTGGCGAATTGCTTTTGGACTGTGCGCTGCTGTTGCTGAAGTTTCTTAGCCTTGACTATAGATCCGTGGAGGACCGAAGATAAGGGCGTGCTCTTCGACAGCGCATTTTCGATATTCAGTTGTATTGGTGTTGGTTTAATTGCGGCGCTGGCTGGTTGGACTGATGTAGCTGTGCTACATGAGGCCAAGAGCAGTACCAGTGCTCCAATCGTTAGTAACCTTTTCATCTGGCGACCTACCTTTCCTGGTTTTATGAGTTAGTACTCGGTCGTTACTTGTTGGGTTCTCCCTGGCCTTGAACGGATTCAAGACGTTTTAATAGTGTACACCAAGACCGTGCTAAGTCAAAACGGATTGAACGGCGGAAGTATTTGGCGTACCTAGATTGTTAGATACTGGTAGCGGCGGACAGGATCAGCTGCCTGAGGTCCGACAGGCCGCGTAAGTCGATGTAGTCCAAGTGTTTGTCGGCTACCTGGAAATCTCTTTCAAGGTCGATCAGGGCTACCGGACTAAGTGCTTTGAGATTTAGGGTACCGGACAGGTATCGATCGTGCAGGGCAATGACGTTGTCGATGGACTCTTTGACGTGGGCTGGAAGATTGTTTTTCATGTATATATGATACACCGTGCTTGTGGTTGTGTGTGCTAAGTGAGACGGCGCAAGGGTGGGGGAGTCGGAATGTAATAAATTGTTATTCTGTCTGCGCGGAGCGCAAATTCAATTTCCGGCCGCAAAAGCCTAACCCTGCTACTTGGGGGATAAGTAGCAGGGCTAGGGGTCTGGTTAGCCTAAGTGGGCTAAGTAGGTGTCGTAGTGGCGTTCGGTGATTTGGCTTTGTAGTTGCCAATCCGCCATAGCGAGTGCGTTGCGTAGCGATAGTTTGCCATTAGCAACTACGGCGGTGGTGATTTCGTGTAGGTCTGCGTCTTGCTTTACGCCTTTGGCAAAAACAAGGGCAACTTCTTTCAGCTTCTCAGTGTCGTTCTTCTCAACAAGTTCAACAAAGTAGTCTGCGAAACTCTTGTTGTATTCCAAAACTTCTCGCTCTAAAAGAGTGAGTAGGTCAAAAACGGCGTTGTTCACCATTTCCTTTTCCTGTTCGGGCGTGTATTTGGACATAATCTTCTCCTTACGGGTTGGTCTTACCCGCATTTTCAGTTTACAGGAACGGGTGAGATAAGTCAAGAACGGGAAACGGCGCGGCTTTTTTCTTTGGGTGAAGGGTTCTTTTATTCTGTTTGCGCGGAGCGCGAATTCAATTTTCGGCCGCAGACCGAGAACCTAACCTTTCGGCTAGGCTCTCGGTGGTTCGGCTAATCTTCGCTGACTACCCTGTGCTGAACAAGATTGCGTTGAAGAACGCTGGTCATAAATGGTTTGCCGATTGAGCTGTCGTAGAAGGCAACTAACGACATAAGTTCAACAACTTTTTTCAGGGTCGGTAGTTGGATTTTTACAATGTCGGCTAACTTCTCGGTGGCAAGTGTCCCGATTTCTAGTTGGTTTACCGCATCCGCTACCGAGCGTTCGACATCTTTGCCGATTAGCCACACTTGCGTTTGGGCTAGGTCAATGTCGAATTGTGGGTTGTTGTTTAGGTTCTCTCGTAGTTCGTCAAGAGTAACTTCGGGCTTTTCGTTCATCTTATTTCTCCTTGCGGATTGGTTGGCTCCGCACTTTCAGTCTACGGGATTTGGTGAAGTAAGTCAAGAACAGGGAACGGCGCGGCTTTTTTCTTTGGAGAACAAGGTCTTTTTATTCTGTTTGAGCGGAGCTCGAATTCAATTTTCGGCCACAAAAGCCTAGCCCTGCCTATTGGGGGAATAGACAGGGCTAGGTGGTCGGTGGTTAGTTGTTCCACTCGTAGTGGTTGTTGTCCGCACACTTCTTGTCGCATTCGCTTGAGCAGACTTCCATTGGATAGGCTGACTTTCGGCGTAGGTCGAACACAAGCATTAGGGCGAGAGTGGCGAACATAAGTAGACTTGCGGCAGTGAATAGCCACATAGCACCTAGTAGGCGTTCGGCACTTTCTAGGTCGCCAATGACGGAGTATCGGGTTACTCCGTTCTGCGTGATAGTCGCTAGCGACCAGCAAACGATAGTAACGAAACTGATTGGTATGTATTTGAGCATAAGGATTTTCCTTTGTTCGTGAACAGATGGGTGGTGCGAGGCTCGCCTTGGGGGGTAGCGAGCCTCGCTATTCAGTTGTAAGTCTAGTCTGCCATAGATGGTGAGATAAGTCAAGAACGGCAGGGTCGGCGCTTTTTTCTTCAGAGAACGAAGAAAGTTATTCTGTTTGCACGGAGTGCGAATTTCAATTTCGGTACGCAGTCCGGCGACAAGCGAGCCGGCCGCCAGCGTCCGAGCCAGGCAAGGCGCTGCCCTGTCTGAGCGAAGCGAAGCCGGGCAGCTCGCAGCCTGGGAGGATCGCGGCAGCCGGGGAGCCGAGCGAGAGGTGAGCGCGCTGCCGGCGTCTGCAGCGGCGAGGCTGAAAAGCGACGAAGGAGCGTTCAGCTATCGAGCCGCAAAGATCGCGGCAGCTTGCGAACCGAGCGAGAACGGGGTGCAAAGTTATTCTGCGTGGGCGGAGCCCAAATTGAATTTCCACCGAGCAAACCAAAACCCTGCCACTCGGGGGAAGTGGCAGGGCGGTCTTGGCTAGAACGGCGGAGTCTCTGGGTCGCTGTTCGGTCGGCGGATAAGAAACAACTCGCGGAGTTTTGCTTGAAGGTTCTCAAAGTTCTGCTCCGCGTAGTGGACAGGCTCGGTGAGGCACTTGGTCGCAAGTGGGTCAATCTCTGGGTGGTTGAAGCACTTGACGAGAAAGAAGTCGTACTCGTACGAGCGGAGTTCTCTGCCGAAGACCTCGGCTAGAGCCTCCACAGCAAAGACGGCGTTCCGCTCTGTTTGGGTAGTGTTGTCATCGTTCATCTGGTGTTTTCTCCTTGCGGATTTGTCGGCTCCGCTCTTTCAGTTTAGCCGAACAGGGTGACATTGGTCAAGGAGGTCACCGCGGGCTTTTTTCTTTGGACAACAAAAGAAAATTATTCTGTTTGAGCGGAGCTCAATTTCAATTTTCGGCCGCACGCCGAGAGCCCTGCCACTTGGGGGAAAGTGGCAGGGCGGTCTTGGGGTTACTGCTCGGCGTTTACAAGTTGCTGGCAGTAGTTCACTACATCTTGCGGGTGGTCGGAAAACTGGACAAGTGCTTCGCCAATTAGTCCTGCCTCAAGAAAGCCAGTAATCTCGCTGTGAATGGTGGTCTGCGTAGTGCCAAAATACTCTTCGCTGAAACCGATTAGGTCGAGGAACAACATAAACGGCGTTCCTTTTCGTGCGTCGTAGTTGGTAGACCATTCGGCAAGATAGGCAACCTTGTCGGCGTTCTTCGGTGGGTTTTCAGTTAGGTCTGAAAATGTCGTTTTGGTGGACATTTGTATCTTCTCCTTGCGGCTGGTTGTGTCCGCTCTTCCAGTCTACGCTGTCGGGTGAGCCGAGTCAAACACCGCAGCGTCGCCGGCTTTTTCTTTGGATTCAGGGGTTTCTTATTCTGTTTGAGCGGAGCTCAAATTTCAATTTCCGGCCGCAAGAACCTAGCCCCACTACTTCCTTCAAGTAGCAGGGCTAGGTGGTCTTTTACTCGTCTCGGTGCTCGTCGAGTGTAGTGCCTTCTTCTTTATTGAACACGCGGTCGGTGATGTCGCAAGCAGTCTCAAACTGAGTCTGGCGGTAGTTGGCATCTAGGTCATCGTCTAGTGCCATTGACTTGTAGAAGTCGGTAGCAAGAGAAAGTTCACTTTTGACTACGGCGATGATGTGCTCTAGACTATTTCTAGCATCGTTAGCGAAGATTGCTCCGCAACTACAAGCGGCTCGGTAGTCGTTGGTTGACTCATACCAAGTGTCGATAATTTCGTGGTTCATCTGTTTCTCCTTGCGGATTGGTTGGCTCCGCTCTTCAAGTCTACGGCACATCGCAAGACAAGTCAAGGATGGTCGCGTCGGTTTCTCTTTTTGGATTCCTGGTTTTCTTATTCTGTTTGAGCGGAGCTCAAATTTCAATTTCAACGAAAAACCCCCTAACCGAAGTTAGGGGGCAGTGATTACCAATTTTCGTTGATGAACTCTAAGAGTTCTCTGTATGATTTTCCATCTGAAACCATTTTTACCAACTCGGCGTTTTCAGAAAGCAAGTCCGCCGGAACGGTGGTATCTCCTGAAAGCATAGCGAGAGTATGGATTATCGTTGCCATTTGTTTCTCTTTTCTTCTTGGTTGTGGTGAGCCTTTTTACAACTTGCTCGGGTTGTGGAACTTAGAGAGCGGTCTGAACTACTTCAAACTTCACTCCACGCTGACGCAACTCAACTAGAAAGTCGCTGGCGTCGTATTCGTCTAACCAGACGAAATCGTTGTGCTTGGCAAATGCTCGGTAGGCAGTAACGAATTTGAACTCGTTCTTATCTACTCGGAGAAAACCTTCGCCTTGTGCTTTCGCAAAAACAAACTTGGTCATTTCTCCTCCTCTCGATTTGTTAGAGGCTTCCCCTTGCGGGCTGGACACTACGAGCCTATCACGATTGGGGCAGCCAAGTCAAATACTAAGCGACCGCGGCGGATTTTCTTTTTTGGATTCCTGGTTTTGTTATTCTGTTTGAGCGGAGCTCCAATTTCAATTTCCCGGCACGAAGAAAGAGCCAACCTTTCGGCTGGCTCTCTCGTCTACTCGCTTTCACAATAGCCGCACAGACCTTCTTGGTGAATAAACCAATCGTGGGGACAAAAGTCGGTTTCTTGTCGGTGAGCGATTGCGTCATCAACAAAAGCAAGAGCCTCGGCGTAGGTGTATTCCACTTCATCAACGACAATCGTCTTACCTAAATCCATTGAGGAAGTGTAAATCCTAGATACTTCGCGAAGTGTGTCTAGCGAATACTCAAGATACGGATTTGGCTTTGGCTCAAATGACTTCGCGAAGTCGTCAAAGTTTTCAGCGGTGAGCGTTCCGCCATTGGCGATAAACTCACTAACGGCAAGCAACACTTCGTCAATGCCTTCTTGTTTTTTGGGTGTGGTCATTTTTATCTCCTTACGGATTGGTTGTATCCGCATACCTAGGTTATCACGCCAGCCTGACATAAGTCAAGAACCGAGCCGCGGCGGCTTTTTCTTTGGATTCAGGGGTTTCTTATTCTGTTTGAGCGGAGCTCAAATTTCAATTTCACGGCACGCCGAAAAGCCTAACCCTTTCGGGCTAGGCTCTCGGTGCTAGGCGAACAAGTCGTATTTGTGCCTGTTCTCGTCTATGCGATTGGTCAGCCAATCCTGCGGAATGGTGTAGGCTCGCTTGCTGTTGTGCCAAGAGATAGGGGCATCATTGAAAGCAACCTCCACGACGGTTTCGTGAATGAATAGTCGCTCACCATTTCTGTTGAAGTAGTAGGCAAAGAAGTAATCAGACCAATACTTACTCCAACTAGGCACTCCGCGGTAGTTGTCGCTTGGCAACACAAACCTAGCGTAGTGAAGTCGGTATCTACCTCGCTCGGCTCTCGGTCTGCGGATAAGTTCTTCCAGACCGAACGGCTGACGAATGAACAAATCGCTATCTATCCAATTCTCAACAGCAACCCTCCACTCGTAGTCGTTATCAACAAGAGCGATTTTTAGTGGTTCGGCGGTTTTGCTGTATCCGCCGATTTGTCCGTAATCTCTCGGCTTTGGGTAGTCATACTTGACAAACTGCGAGGGCATAAGGATTTTGTTATCGGCTGGCGTTTCCAAAACTCTGTGCGTTGGTATGCTATCAACGCTGTCGTCTAGGAAGTGGGTTCGTGCTTTGTAGACATCAAACATAGGTTCTCCTCTGCGGTTGGTTGTATCCGCTCTCTAAGTCTTTCATAGATAGTGAGGTTAGTCAAGTAGGCTGACCGCGGCGACTTTTTTTTCTGAGAAGGGTTCTTTTATTCTGTTTGAGCGGAGCTCAATTTTCAATTTTCAAATGCCAAACGACCTACCCTTTCGGGCAGGTCGCTCTTGGCTATTCCTTGTAAAGTTGTTCGAGTGCTTGTCGCTGGACTTCTGCCATTCGCATTACTAGTTCTAGCATTTGGTCATTCAAACCTTCGGTGTATCCCTCTGGGTCTGTTCCGCCTGTAAAGACGACAGGACCGAGGATACATTGGTTCTCTACGCCAACGGCATCTTCGTAAATGGCAGTTGCCATAAAGTTTTCGGTGAAGTCGTTGCGGAATAAGCCTTCCTCGTTACACCACATAGTTAGGTTCGGTGGTCGAACATCTACGGGCTGTATCAAACCATCAACGGCTTTCTGTAAAACTGCGAGTGAGTTGTCGTTGTTGAATTCAACGATTTCCGATTTTCCGTCGGTCTGGACTACTAGTGCTTTCTTCATTATTTCTCCTGTGTGGCTGGTTGTATCCACACCTCAATCCTTTCACAGATGGCTAGGTATGTCAAGAACCCCCGGGGCGCGGTTTTCTTTTTTGGATTCCGGTTTTAATTATTTTGTATGCGCGGAGCGCTAATTCAATTTCCGGCAGCGAACCAAACCAGCCACCTGCTGAAAGCAGCTGGCTGGTCTTTGGTTACTCGGTGAAAGTTGTTGCTTTCTCTAACGCCGAAGAAAGTTTTGCGATTAGTTCAATCGTTTCTTCTAGCGAAAAAGCGGTGTCGCTTGACGAGATAATCCCGCCTCTCTCAACGTGAGTTGATAGAGTTAGTTGGACAACCTTGCCTTCTGGTAGGTAGTCGCTGTCCTCCTGGGTGCGGTCTACGGCAATAGCGGTTACGAGGGTTCTTGCTTTTCTTAGTGTCGTGGTCATCTTCTCACCTCTTTTCCGGGGAAGCCTTCCCCTAAGTCCAGTCTAGCCGGACAGGGTGCGGCGGTCAAGTGTGGCTGCCGGCGCGGTTTTCTTTTTGGATATCTTGATTTAATTATTCTGTTTGCGCGGAGCGCGAATTTCAATTTCCGGAACGGCGAATAGCCTCACCTTGCGGTGAGGTATTCGTCAAGTAGGACTTCTTTTACAAAAAACCCGTCCTTCTTAGGTCGGCTGGGGTGAGCCAGCCACTCATAGGCGTAGTCGGAGTCGGTAACAACTTCAATGATTGCGAAGTTGCGACCGAGGACATAGACGGTCTTGGGCTTACTCATTGTCGCTCTCCTCAATCGGTGGCGAGCAAGTCAGGCAAACCTCGGTGTCGTCATAAGCGTCACGCACATCTTCGGGAATGAACTCGTTACAGTAGTTACAAAGGTAAAGCAAGTCCTCGGTGAAATACTCCTTGATGAAGAAGTCGGTAGCACCGTTCGGGTAGCCCTCTTTACAATCTCGGCACAGCCAGAAGTAAGTCAGTTCGCGAGCCTTCTGTGAGTCTTTGATGCCCTCTGGAATACTTGCGTTGATTTCCACCAGAGCGAATGGGTCGCCGTCGTGAAAGACCGAACAACTGTCGCATTGGATTTCGCTGTATCTGCTAATCATAGATTTCTCCTATTGTGGTTGGTTGTGTCCACACTACAATTCTTCCACAGACGGTGCGGTATGTCAAACACCGATTTTGTCGCGGTCTTTTTCTTCTGAAAATGGGTTTTGTTATTCTGTCTGCGCGGAGCGCTAATTTCAATTTCAGCGAATGGCCGAAGCCACCTAACCATTTCTGATTAGGTGGCGTTGGCTATACTGCGACGGGTTCTATTCCCTCGGCCTTTTCAAGCGATTTAGCGAAGTTACGCTGGCTGTCCTCAATGGTGCGGTTGCCGATACGCTTTATCCATTGGCCGAACGTTTCGTTGCTGACGTTGGTTCCGTAGCCGATTACGCTTAGTAGGAAGTCGTAGTCATAGAGCGAAGTCTTGACTTTGGTTTCCTCGTCGTAGCGGTAACGAACGGGGCCGTAAAGGGCGTTCCAGATTTTGATACGGGTGTAAATGTCGCCTAAGTTTTCCTTAGTAACCTTGTTCACTCCGATTGCCATAAGTGCGTAGCAAAAGTAAGCAACGCTTTCTTTCCACTCCTCAGTGCCTTCGCTCCAATTAGCGACGCGTTCTGCGTTCCAATCTAGGGACATAGTGTCCTGCTTTCTGCGGTTGGTTGTGTCCGCATAATAATTCTTTCACACTTACGCGGTCTTGTCAAACACAAGAGGTCGGCGCGGGCGTTTTTTTCTTCTGAAAAGGTTTTTAGTTATTCTGCTTGCGCGGAGCGCGAATTTCAATTTCAGCGGTAGGTCACAGGGGCTACCCGAAGATAGCCCCTGCTGGCGATAGTTTTTCGTGTCTCAACTTCGGATTGCTCCTAAGCCCTCACTCCGCTTACCAACGGCTAGTATTGCGGTCTACTAGCAGACGCCAAGTCTCAGCACATTCTAGAAAACTGTCTTGGCTCGTAGTGAGCAGTTTAGCCACTTGCTCAGGTGGGTGGTTTATTCAGACGGACTTACGATTTCCTCGAACGCCTTGTTGACTTTGTCGGTTTCGGCTTTCTCGGCTCGTTCGATAATGTTGTGGACTAGTTCGCCAGCCTTGTCGGCGGCTCTAATGCCATTCATCATCAAGCCTAGCATTCCGCCGTGTTCCACAATGTCTTTTGGAAGTGCGTCTGCTGGAACATCTGGGTCTACTCCGTAGTGAATGGTCATCGCCATAATTCCACAGAGAGCAACAAGGTTCTTGACTTCTTCTTGAGACAAGTCGAAGTCTGGTAACTCATTTGGGTTTCTTGCTGAAAGCATAGTTTCTCCTTCGCGGTTGGTTGTGTCCGCATAATCAGTTTAGCGGTTCTGCCTGACATCTGTCAAGAGAGGCGGCGCGTTCTTTTTTTTTTTTTGGATTTCTGGTTTTGATTATTCTGTTTGCGCGGAGCGCAATTTAGAATTTCACGCACCAAAACCTCAAGCCGAGGGATTGGGGGGAGGCTCGGCTTGAGGCGGTCTTTGGTTAGAGGATTAGCAAAGCCTCTTTTGCGTCTTTCAGGGTTGTGTATCCCTGAAACTCGCCAAGAGTTTCTATTCCTTGTTTGGTGGCAACTCTGACGGTGTAAAGGTTTTTAGTTCCGTCAAAGTTTTTTTCGCTTGACACAAAACGCCAGCCGTCGTCGTGCTTGGCTAGGGTGTCGAAGTAGACGATAGATTGCCAAAACTTCATTGACTCTGGGCTAAACCAAGTAGGATTTGCCTTTTGGATTTGTGTCCAAGTTTTATTGGTTGCGGAAGTGTTCATCATTTTTATCTCCTTATGGTTGGTTGTGTCCACACTACAAGGTTACCATTTACGGCAACCTCGGTCAAGTATGGTCGGGCGGACTTTTTTCTTTGGATGTTTGTTTTTCTTATTCTGTTTGAACGGAGTTCAAATTATTCAATTTCCGGCCAGCCAGCCTCACCTCTCCTTTCGGAGAGGTTCGGCTTGAATACTACTCGTATTCCTTACAGTTGGCACAGATACCGTTCTCGTCTTCGTAGACTTCGGCAGGAATACCTCCGTCACATTGCGAGCAAGACTCGGCTGGCGTGAATGTCCACCTGCCTGTCCCTGTCGGTTCATCGTGAGAATAACGAACGGCATACAACTCGTTACCCTTGATAGTAAACTTGTTCTTGAAGTCACCGTCGATTTCCATAACCTTGTGGATTTCAGACACATCAACGAAACCTGCTCCGTTTGTACGATTCCATCGAATACTCTCAGCGATAACCATAACCTTGCCATCGTCTTTCAAGCCTCGGCGTTCTAGCCAAATAGGTAGGAAGTTGTCGTAAAACTGAAAGACTTCTTCTCGATAACAGTCATAGCACCATTCAGGTCGTTCTGGATAGCCGTACTCGTCTAACTTTGCCTCGCCTGTTTCTTCGTCATAGATTTCACAGACACAGTCGCTGGTTAGTGTTGCCTTGTATTCTTGTGTTTCCTCTGTCATTTGTTCCCTCATTCTACGGATTGTCCCGTAAGTCTAGTCTTTCACACTTCGCGACTTGAGTCAAGTCGTGGGTCGGTCGCGAGCTTTTTTCTTTGGAAAATGCTTTTCTTATTCTGTCTGGGCGGAGCCCTAATTTCAATTTTCCAGCGGAAAAACCCCTAGCCTTTCGGCTAAGGGTCTTGACTACTCTCCGCGAGTTTCTCCGCATAAGTCGTGAAAACCATTCATCAACTCATCTTCGTTGTCGCTTTCGATTAGTTGCTTACAATAGTGACAATAAACTTCTTCATCATCATCATCATTGTCATACTCCATACGCTCACGCCAAGCGTCCGCAACATCACCGGGGTCTGCCTCGGTGTTGTATGGAGTTAGATAGGTGTCGCTGTCGCAAGAGCAACAGGGTCTATCCTCACATTGGCAACTGCCTCCGTTTGACGACATTAGGTATGGAAGTTCGGCTTTTGCTCGCTCGGCAAGTTCTCGCCAAGACGAACGGTTGAATGGGTGAGAGTTACGCTCGGCGTGTCCAAGAGCCTCAATGATTTTGTTGTATTCGTATTCAGATAACATAGTGTTCTCCCTTGTGGCTGGTTGTATCCACAGGTCAAGGTTATCACGATAGCCTGACATTCGTCAAGAGCGGTTCGTCGGACTTTTTTCTTCTGAAAATAGTTTTTCTTATTCTGTCTGGGCGGAGCCCTAATTTCAATTTTTGGCCAGAAAGCCAGAAACCACACCTTTCGGTGTGGCTCTGGTTCGGTTTAGTAGCCTCGGTCTTTGATTTCTACTTCTGTTCCGTAGTCAAGGTCAAGGTCGTATCCGTCATTTCGGCGGTCATACGACAGCGAGATTTCGGCTTCAATCTCATCTTCCAAGCCTTCAAGCGACTTACCAAGCGGAGTGGTAATCGTTCCTGTAACTTCAATGATGATTTTGACAGAGTGTTCTTCGGTTAGTTCCCACTCAAAGATTTCAGCAAGGCTAGTAACAAACTCGCTGTCGCCGTCAAGCACTTCTTCCTTGACAGCCTCAACGACAAGATTTTCGGCTTGTGTGATTTGGCTTTTGAGTTCGTTGCGGTCTGCGATTGCTCGGTCAAACTGCGAGGTCTTGTAAGCCAAGTTGCTTTCAAGAGAGGCTACCTTTGCGAGTAGGGTTTCAATAGAAACTTCCTCGGTTGGTGTTTCTGGGTTTTCGTGTTCGGACATAATGCCCTCTGCTTTCTGTGGTTGGTTGTATCCACATAATAATTCAACCACAATCCGTATTCCAAGTCAAGTAGGGGTCGGCGGACTTTTTTCTTCTGAAAATAGTTTTTAATTATTCTGTTTGTGCGGAGCACTAATTTCAATTTCCGCCGAGCAACGAAAAACCCCCAACTTTCGTTGAGGGTTGTTCGTTGAATGTTTATCCGTAGACTAACTTTCCAAAGAAAGCGTATTGAAGGATTGCGTCTGAACCACAAAAGTCCAAGTCCTCCCAATCTATCTTTGCCCCGCAGTGGTGGTAGTCGTCTTTGATTGCGAGAGCGTAGCCACGAACAAGGTCATCAATGTTGAGTTCCTTCTTTACGAACTTGTCGTAATCTTCGGGGTCCTCACACCAGAGCGTAAGTAACCCTGGTTCGTTCCAATCCGAGCCTTCGCTGTATTTCCACTTCTGCCACCAAGAGCCTTCCTCCCAGCCACTACCGAGAACGCAAGACCAGAACTCTCTTACATCAACAGCGAACGGAATAATGATACTTCCGTAGTTCTTTTTTACTTCTAGTTTTTCACTCATTTTGTTCCTCATTTCCTAGATAGTGAGTGTTTGTGTTTTCGTCTGTCCAATACATAGCGGTTTGGCAGTTTGGGCAGAACGGGGTTGTGTAGTTATCCATACAGCCATACCAGCCAGAATACCAAACATCAGATTTGGCACAGGTGTCAGAGCAGTAGAGAACTTCGTCAATGGTGTCGCCATTTATGTCTTGAATAAAAACTACATTAGCCATTATTTATCTTCTTCATTTCCGCACGAAACAACTGCGTTGCCTCACGCTTGGTGTAAAAGAAATACTGACGAGATACTAAGTATCCGTTTTTGTCGGAGGCGTAAAGTTCCCACGCACCCTGAAAAGTTCTTCGGTAATTGATTGCCATTTTTTCTCCTAGTTGGTTGATAGGTAGAACCGAGTGAGAGAGTGAATGAGGGGGAGGTCTTTACTCTATCTCACTCGGTTCTAAGTCAAGTCTAAACGAAAGCCCTGACATTTGTCAATACAAGTTTGAGGTCGGCGGACTTTTTCTTTTTTGAAAAAGGTTTTAATTATTCTGTTTTGGGCGGAGCCCAATTTTCAATTTCCGCTCAAAGGCGTTAGTCGCCTACCGAGGAGAAAGCATAACGCCTCGGTAGACGACCTCAACACACTATTTACAGAAAGGAGATTTCTATGAATAGAGCCTTTTTCTAACTTGCTCAGGTTACTTGCCAATGTCATCTCTGAATAATGTAGTTTGGGGGGAAACTACCTCAATGTTGAACTTACAAGGCGAAGTCTTGGTGGTAAGCAGTTTTACAACTTGCTTAGGTTGTGGAGGGTGCGACTACGCAGTTCTGATGTAGTCGTATTCGGTTGTCCGTAGAGTGGCTTGGAAAGCCTCTGGAAACATAGTTTCCAACATCTCTCGGTCAAACGAAGTGTTCTTGCTAGATACCAACGAGAACGCTTTGGTCTTGCCAACATAGCCAACCTTTTTGCCAGCCTTGTCAAGAGCCTCGCGAAGTAGTTGCTCGGCTTGTGCCTTGCGTTCCTTTGCTGATTTTTCGTCTGCCTTTGCCTGAACAAAGTCAGCGATAGCGTCTTTCACCTTTTTTGAAGTGATAGATACTGCGTCGTCTGGCAACTGAAATTCGTTATTGCTCATTTGTATTTCTCCTTGTGAGATTGTCTATTTGCCTCACATAACAATCTAACCACACAGCACCGACATTTGTCAATACCAACTTTGGAGGGTCGCGACTTTTTTCTTTTGAAAAAGGTTTTTAATTATTCTGTTTTGAGCGGAGCTCAATTATTCAATTTCCGCTGGCAAACCAAAGCCCGAACGGATTTCTCCATTCGGGCTATCGGTTAGGAAACTTTGACCCAACGACTAGCGGTTTGTAGCAAGTGGTCGTAGTCGCCACTTGTGCTTTCCTTGTAGTATTCGTCAAGTTCCGTCTGTGGAACGCCAGCCTTACGGAGTGCCTTTTGAACAGCACCCATAATCGCAAAGGCGTTTCCGTCTGTGCCTGTGAGTTTTACTTTTACATCTGGGTATTTGATGTTTGACATTTTTTCACTTTCGGTTAGTTTGATTTTTGTTGCTAGGGCATCAACGCCACCTTGTCGGTATGCGTCAAGTATGTCCTCGATAATCCTGTCATTTATGACTTCAAGGAAGTTTCCGTCATTGACTTCTTCTCCCATCATAAAGGACAAGTCCTCGGTGTCGTATTCCATTACGATTGTGATTTTGGCTTTCACTTTGTTACCTTTCGTCATTCGGGTCATAGTCCGCGAAGTAATCATCTCGGTCTTGGTCGAGGCTACTCTCTCGGTTGGTTACTCCGCAGAACTCACATTCCACAGAGTAGTTGCCCCAATCGTCAGTTGTTGCTTGACTTGCCTCGTTGGTTTTTTCGCACTCCTCGTTCTCGCAATCGAACTCGTCATACGAAACTTCCTGTGCGTAGATACCAGACCCACGCATAGAACCCTCTGGGTAGTTGCTACTCATTAGTCCTCCTTTGGTCTTAGAATAATGATTGGTGTGTTCTCGTCATAGTCATACGAGTTCGTTAGTAGTTCTTCTAGCGTGTCTACCCACAAGCAACCTACTCCGTCTGGTGAGTAGAAGTAGTCGGTTTGGCGACCCATTTCATCTTGGTAGATTACATCTGTTCGCCAGCCCTCCTCCATACCACGCCATTCGTAGTCTGCGTGGGTTAGATACATAACTGATTTTTTGGTTGGTTTAGTCATTGTGTTCCTTTCCATAATACAAGTCTAGCGGTTTGGGCTGACAAGTCAAGCGTGGGTCGAGGTCGGCGTTCTTTTTCTTTTGAAAAAGGTTTTAGTTATTCTGGCTGTGCGGAGCACGAATTATTCAATTTCCGGCCAGAAAGGGTGAACCCCCCTAGCAACCAATCTAGGGGGGTTCGGCAGAGGTGAAAGTAAACAAAGCCCTCTGCGGTTATCGGTAGGGGAAATGAGAATAAAAAACCTACCGATAAGTTGTTACACGATTTCTGGTTCTGGCTCTAACGCACTTGGCTTTTCACGAACCAAGACATTACGAGTGAATGAGGAGTTTCCCCACGCTAGGTCGTGTGAAATGCTGTCTGCCTCAATCTCGACAGAAGTTCCTGCTCGCTCTCCGTTATCCCAATCTCGGATAACGATACTTCCTGTTAGAGATACACGCTCGCCTTTGTGGATAGAACCTGCGGTGTTGATAGCCAACTGACGGAACGAAGTGATTGTATACCAATTCGTGTGTTCCTTGTATTTTCCGTCAGCGTTGCTGGTGTAGCCCTCGGTTTCCGCTACTCGGAATGAAGTTATTGGTAATCCCTCTGCGGTTACTATGTGTCGTGGTGTGGTCGCTACTAGACCTGTGATTGTGATTTTTGCCATTTTGTCCTACTTTCCGTATCGGCGTTGGTGCTTGGTTAGTTTGGTTTCTGAAATCATTTGGACTACTTCTTGGCGTTCGCTACGGAATTTGGTTTCCACAGCCACAGCCTCGGAGTAGCATAGTGATTTGATTTGTGTTTCTGTGATTGCTCGGAACACTCGTAGTTCTGCGGAGGTCTGCTCGTTTAGAAGTTCGAGTGCTTTTTTGAGGCTTGGTAGAACCTCAATGAGCGTGATGTTATCGGTGTTGGTGTCGTAGATTGCGTAGTTGGTCATTTTTACCTTTCTACTGAAAGTCTACTTGTTTTGGAGTTCCAAGTCAAGAAGGAACTTTTTGTCGAATTCTGTCGCTCGCATTTTCATTCTCCAGCCCGCCAAAATAACTAAGTCGCATAGGTCGTAATCTAACGCTTTTGCTAGGCACTCCAAGATTTCTGACGAACCTTCTTTCTGCCCTCGCTCGACTTCCGAGATGTAACCAAGAGCCACAGACGACTTCGTTGAAAGTTGGCGTAGCGTTAGCATTTTCTCCTCGGTGCGGATTTCTTTTATGATTTCTCCGATTGCGTGGTTGAATTTCATTTTCACTCCTAGTAAATAAGGTTTGGTTCTTCTGGGTTGAGGTCTGGCTTATTGCGTTCCTCTTGTTGAGCATACGCAAAAGCAACTGCCTCGTCTAGTTCAAAGATTGGCTCGGAGTAATAATCGAGGTCGGTGTCCGAGTAAACCTCGAACCAAGGATTGTTATACCAAGTTATTAGGTCTTTGTCGGCTAGTCGTTTGAGGTCGGTGTCGCTTTTGATACCTGCCTCCTCTAAGTCGGCTGGTTGCCTAATGTCGTGTTCTTTGCCCTCCTCGTCTACGAGAAGTATTCGAGTATCGCCACAGGCGACAACATAGAAGTCGCAATCGTCAGATTTCCAGACAACCTCTACATCACCGCTTGTGTAAAAAATAGCGTCTTGCTGGTCGAGGTCTGTGCCATAGGCACTAAGGTTCTCAATGAGAGCCACTACTCGACCTCCCTCGGCTCATACTCAATCGCACCGGTATCGGCATTGACAATGACAGGTGGGTTGTCGTCAGCGTAGTCAATGTCGCTGGCAACGCTAATCCCGAAACCGAGGTTGCCTGTGTAGTTGCCGAGTTCAGCGAACTTGTGGAAAATCTGTGCTGTCAAGTAAGAGGGGTCGCCAACTCGGTCTGTGTGAGTTAGCACTTCCTCAACTGCCTTGATGTTATCTTCGCCTGACCAATGCCCGTAGAGGTGGATTGGTTTTTCGAATTGTTCCGAAGTGATGTAGATACTTGCTCTGTCGCCCATTTTGTTTGTCCTTTCTCTGGGTCTAATCCAAGTCTAGTCTTTTGGTGGTGCTTGTCAAGTTTAGTAAACGATTTCTTTTTCTTCGCCTGAACAAGACACGCAGACTTTCTCTCCCTTGTCTTTTTCTTTGGCATTGTAGTCATAACCAAAGCAATCTTGACATTTGAACTTTACGAGAGTGTCGTGTAGCGAACTTCTGAAAGTGTCCTGCGTAATGTCGGCCAGATAGTCGGTGTCCATTCCGTCAATAACTTTCAACCAATCTTCGTCTTTTATCTCGAAGTCCTCCACATCTCCGTTGTGGAGTTCAGCAACCTCGTCTTTGTCGTAGATGATTGCGAAAACCTGCTCGTCAGGGTCTTTCCTTGCGAAATAGTCCGCGAGCCACTTATTCGTGTAAACAGCCATTAGTAGACCTCATCTTCTTCTTCGCCACAGCCCTTACAGATGTTCTCGCCTGTGTCGCCAGCGTTTTTGAGTTCGTAGTCGAGAGTGTCGCATTGTTCGCACTTATAGCCCGACATTACATCATAAACGCTGTCCGAGAAGTCCTCGTAATAGCCCTCGTAAATCCTACTTCGATTTTCGACAGCAGTAGCGATTGTCGCCCAATGCTCGTCTTTGATTTTGAAACGAGCGTCAAACCCGCCTCCGTAGAAACTGCTCTCCACATCTCGGCGGTCAAACCAAGTGATGATGATTTCATCTTCTGGGTCTAACCCAGAGAGTGCCTCTAAAACTTTGCTAACTTTCATTTTGTCCTCTCTAAATCAAGTTTGGTTCATAAGCAGGGAGGCTGTCAAGCCATTCGACTAACTTTCTTGGGGCAATCCCACCGCTTTTGTTCACTAGGTCGTTCACATAGTCGGAGGTGTTGCCCAAGTAGGTAGTCCACTCGTCTAGGTCGCCTATTGCTAACCAATCTGGCATACCGAGTTTGTAGCAGAGCAGGTAGTCAATCATTTTGTAGTCTGCCTCTTTATCGGGGTAAAAGTTCTCTGTGAAATACTCTGCGCTGTAATCTGTGCCGAGGACTTCCTCTGGGTCGTCTTTATCAACCGATAGTTGATACGCTGTGATGTTCAGCACTCCGCTTTCGAGCGACCAGATGTTTATGTCATAGTTGCGATAGCCCGAATACATTATTGGGGGCGTAACCAAGTCTGGTTCTTCGTAGATTTTTCTGTCCATACCTAAATCCTAAGTTCTAACGAACTTCGTGTCAAGTTTAGTAAACGATTTCTTTTTCTTCTCCGCACTTCGAGCAAATAAACCCTCGTTTGTCTAGGTCTTGGGCTTTGTAGTCATACAGCCCACACTTGTCGCATAGGAACTCTCCGTCCACGCAATCCGCCAGCGTTTCGACTACATACTCCCAATCGCCACTAAATTCATTTATGAACTTCGTGAAATCATCATCAGAGATTTCACAGCCCTCAACGAAGTATTCGCTAACATCATCTTTGCCAGCGTAAGCCCACCAGAGCAGAGTGTCTGGTGGCATTTTTGATAGCCTGTCAATCAGGTCTTTTGCTGTGTAACTCATTAGTAGACCACATCTGGTTCTTCGACAGCACCCTCGCACTCACAGCCGTCATAGCCGTATTCGAGGTGGTGTCGCTTGATTTCGAGTGCCTTGTCTGGGCAATCGTCATACCAATCGTGAGGTTCATCTTCTGACCACTCGCATTGGCAAGTTCTATCACGCTTGGCGTTATCTTCGTGGCTGTCTGGTATGTCCCAAGTTTCCGTAATAGTGAACTCACCCTCGACACCAGAGTAGGTAGCCCCCCAGCCCTGTTCTTCTTCGCCCTCGAAGTCGAATGACAACTCTGGGTGCTGTTCAGTAATAGCCCTAAATCCCTGCTCTGGGATAGACCACTTGCTCTCGAACGAGTAGTTCACGCTGGCAGTTTTTCCGTCATCAGAAATCTCAATCTCGGCTGGGTTGGTCAGTTCCCAAATGTCGTGGCTAATGCCCCAATTGCGATAGTTCCAATCGGAGGCGTTCTTGCCAGAGAAAGACATTCGCCAAGCCAACTGCTTTTCGTCTGACCACTTCTCATAGCCCTTTGGCTTTTCCTCTTGCTTGCGACCATAGTAGTAGTCCAAGTCCTCCTCTGGTGGTCGCACGAAGTTCCAGAAAGCAAATCCGCAATCCATAACTTCTTCTTTGTCGCTGTTCGACCATTTCTGGGAGTAAGGCTTTCCAGCCTTAGCCATAAAAGCCTGAATGTCCTCGGTGCTACCGCTGACACCAAACCAATTGCTTACATAGTTTGCCATTTCGTTTGTCCTTTCGTTTGGCTATACCTCAATGTTAGTTCCAACGAAACTTCGTGTCAAGTTGGATTTTGGAGGAGGGCAGAGAGGAATTTGCCCTCCCCCAAGTTTGGTCAGTAAGCGTTTCGCTTACCAATGCTTTCGAGAGCCTTTGCCCCAGCCTCACCAATCAGGATTGCCGATTGCTCAACCGACTTGCCAGATAGCGAAACAGCGTGAGCCGAACTGCCAGCCCCGAAGTAGTTTTCGACCTGTGAGGTGCTGTTGTCGAAAGTCAGCCAGAGAACCGCCACGCCAAGTCTGTCGCACTCGGCAATCCACTTCTTAGCGTGGCTTGGCTCTGACCCTGCGTAGTGTCCGTCAGAAACGATTACCAGCAACCTCGCACCTTTTCCGTCTAGCAAGTTGAGGTGTCCGTCAATGGCTCGGAACGCTTGGTCGAACTTCTCTGTTCCGTCTGGGGCTGTGTAGACCCTGACTTCATCAAGTGGCTCACCTTTTCTAAGCGTTGGGAATACGCCAGAGCCGAAGTAGACCATAGCAGTTGAGGCTTGGATACGCCGACCAGCGTTTGCCAGCACCCACGCTGTAATCGCCATTGGTGTCATAGCCCCACCCATTGAGCCTGAAATGTCTACCATTACTCCAATGGACAAGGTTGGCTCGTCTGTGTGCTTGCGAGTTTTGTGTTCCCACGCCTCGACCTGCGTGTGGATACCTTTTGATTTGAGAGCCTGTGCCTGAACCAATGCCCTCGACTTCAAGCGACCCTGTGGCAAGACCGAGCGAACGATAGTTACATCACGCTCGCGATACTTTGCCTTTTCTAACATCTGGGCGACCTTGACCGAGGCTACTCGCTCAACCGAGGTTGGCTTGCGAACTTCGGAAAGTTTTGAGGAGGAGGAGGTTTCACCAGCACCAGAGTTCTTGGCAAAGGTCTTGTTAGCCTCTTTCTTGTTTTCATCTCGGCGTTTGCTGTCGTTGGACTTTTCCTTGACTTCGTTCTCCCAGCGTTCGTCTTGTTGCTGGTCGCCAATCTCAACGACAACTTGGAAACCTGTTTCCTCCGCACCATTTTCGAGAGCCTCTTTGATTTTGTCAATCATCTCTTGGGGCATTGGGAAACCACAGCCACCCTCGCCACCCTCGCCCTCGCCCTCGCCCTCGCCATTCTCTTTGGCTTTGTCCTCGACCAACTTATCCCACTCGATAGCAAGTTGGTAAAGAGGTTCAGCGTTGTTGTGGATTGTGTAGTTTTGAGCCTTACGCCAGATAGTGCGTAGTTGCCCATAAAGTTCTTCACCGAGGTTGAACTTCACTAGGTCAATCACATCTGCTACATCAGAAAGTTCCAAAACGCCAGCATCAATTCTTGCCCCGACCAGCCCTGCGATTTTGGCACAGGCTCGCGTGGTGCTGTGTAGTCCGAGGTCGTCTGGGTTGAGGTCAGCGATAACGATTTCCATAGCACAGGCTCGGAGGAACACTCTGTTCTTCGGGAAAGTCAAAACGCCCATAGCCTCAATGCGACCCTCCTCTAACAAGTGGAGTGCCTCATTCTGCCCTCTGGTCAAATCTTCGTTGGACTTCATCAAATCCCATTGAGTGAACCGAGCGTGTAAGGCTTCGTGGAGGATAGCACCTGTGGCTCTTGGGAACTCGAACATCATTTCCCTATCGTTCAGGTCGCCAATGATTTCTGGTTCAGTAACCCCGAAAGCCACTTTGGTATTGACTTCGATTTCTGCTGTGCGTGGGTCGAATAGGGCTGGGGCTGGGGCAGACATAACCTCACCAACATAAACCACTAGGTCGTTTCGTTCAGCCCACTTGTTTACAAGTTGCCCAACCTGTGAGCCAACTTTGAGCCACTCGCTAGGAGTGTTCTTTACTGCTGTTTTGCTAGTTCCGAAGTGCGACATTTGTTTTCCTCTCGTTTGTCGTCTAAGTCCAAGTTACCAGATTTGATTTGTTTGTCAAGTCTGATAAAAAACGAGGGAGGGTAGTGGGGGAACTACCCTCCCTCTCAACAAAATCTAGTTGGACAAATAACTAGATTTTGGCTGGTCGGCACTCCTCGCCAAACACTCTGGTAAATGTTTCAGCGACTACTGCCCTGTCATTTTCAGGTGAGGAGGCGAGCAAGTTCTCGATTGCGAACTTAGTGCCAAAGGTGTTTGCGTTATCTCGGAAACCCTCCAACTCTCGCATTTGAGGCGACCAAGAGATTTGACCCTCTTGTTGCTTTTTTGCGAGGTTGAGCGAGGCTGTGATAGCCATAGCAGGGATACCAAGTTTTTTGGCTAGTCCATAGTCTGTCGTCATTTCAGCCTGAATGATGAAACGAGATAGCAGAGCCTCGGACAAGCGAACGCCAGGTGCGTTTGGATTGGTAGCACCAATCACGAAGAAACCCTCTTGGGCTTTGACCAGCCCTCGCTCTGGGTTTTGCGTGATTGTGATTTCGCCACGACCATCTATCAAGCCATAGAGAGCCGAGAGAACCTTAGTGTCAATCAGACCAATCTCGTCAATCAGTAGTGGGCGACCCTGTTCAGCCGCTTTTACCAAATCTCCGTCTACCCACTCGAAACCGCCACTTGGTGTCTGAACATAGCCACCAATGAAGTCTGCTAATTCTGTGTCGCCAGAGCCGAGGATAGTGAACAAGTCCTCACCAAAAGCCGCCTCGACCAGAGCAGTTTTGCCACAGCCCGGACTACCATAAAGCAAGGTGTAAAGTTTCTTCGAGCGAGCCATTCGCAACACCTCAACATCAGCGTTGTCAGTAGACCCCCACTTGCGAGCGTGATACGCCACTCCATTCGGGCGAATGTAAGTTCCCTCGCCAACGAGTGCCTCTGTTTCCACAGCAGTTTCCTCTTTCGTTCCTGCCCCACGCTTGGTCAGTTTGCCAGCGTTGGGAAAGTAGGTGTCAAGGGCTGGGTTGGTAGCGAACTTTTCGCTAAGACCCTGACCAGCGATAGATACAATCAGGTCGCCTAGACCCTCAAACATTCTATCAGAGGTCGAAATTCTGTCTTTGGTGTTGAGTTCCTCGAACTCGATTTCTGTGTAATTCGCAGTAGTCATTGTTTGTCCTCTCTACTCTGCGTTTTCGTTTAGTAGTTCATCTGGGAAACCTAGTTCTTTTCTTGCTCGCATTATTCTACGAACCAGAGCCGAGGGAGTTTCCCATTCCTTAGTGTTCAGCAAGTCCTCCATAGAGAATTCCAGAACGATTGGGGCTTTGTAAAGTTCCCACTTGTTATTGTGGAGGTTGTTCAGGGTCTTTGTCAATTCGACAATCATTTCCTGTGCCATTGGCTCTGGGTCAATACCCTCTGGTAGTGGAACTACCTTGCCGACATTCTGTTCCTTGCGTTCCGAGAGCGTAGCCTCGTTTGGTGCTGTGTAGCATTTCCAAGGCTTTTTAGGCGACCAAGTAGAAATCTGCCTACGCCAAGTTGATACAGGAACATAGTTCCCCTCGCTGTCAAAGCCCTCTGGCGTGATAACGATTTGTGCTGTGTTTACACCTTTGCGGAATTCAAGGTAGAGTGCCTTGCCGATTAGGTTTGCGTGGTCTGACATTGTTTGTCCTTTCGTTTGTCTGACATTACTGACATTACTCTCGTTGAAAGTTCGTGTCAAGTTTATTTTGATTTATTTTTTTAGTGGTGGAAATCAACAGGGATTAGGTATTGCTTTTGTGGGTTCTTCGCACAGCGTTCGTGGTAGTCGCGAAGTGAGGCTGTCCAAGAAGATAAGTCATAGATAGCACTCTCATAGTTCCAATCATCACCGAGCAGTTCGATTAGTTTTCCTAGTTTCCAGAAATCGTGAGCAAGGAATGGAACACCTGCTGGGTTGTATTCATCAACCAAAGTTGATAGGTCTGGAATACCTACTGCTGGAACGCACTCACGCATAGCCTGTTTGCGATAGCCGAGAAACCTGTCCATTACATAGTCAGCAAGTTCGGGATTGTCTGCGTAGCAGAGGTAGTTAGGAATGGTGTCCTTGTCCAGAGTGCCAGCCTCAATAAGAGCCTCTTGCTCTGGTGTGATGAAAACCTGACCAGACCAACGCCCAGCGAAGTTCATACTTGCGTAGTCGCTGGCATTGTGCCAATCAGACCAAGCGGGGGTGTGGTCGTTTTCTAAGGTCATCTCGATTTCTCGAAACGCCTCCTCTGGGCTGTCTGCCTCGACCAGAATTATTTGGATTGTGTGAATGGTGTGTCCTCTCGTAAAAGTGCCATAAGAGAAGTAAAGCACACGCCACCGACATTTGGCAAGTTATTACGAAAGTTCGTGAAAAGTGTTTATAACGAAATGGTAACGATACGCCTAAAAGCCTTGTGGGTCTATGACAGGCGTGTAACACTCATCACATACAAACCAAACTTCATCAGCAGATAGGACAACAGCAAATGGATAGAACTCGTCAAGGTCAGAGCCGACCACCTCTTCGCAGTTCTCGCACTGAAGTTTCTCTTCAGGTTCAAGGAGACCAGCAGTGATGGCGTGGGTAATGTCAATGTCGCTCGTGAGCAGATGTACTTCGAAGTGTTCCATACGTAACATCTTAAAACATCTAGCGGTTGCCTATTTTAGGCGCGGTTACAGGCCTGTGTCTCCCAAAGACAAGCCACGGTTCGTGGCACGCCATACACTGGCCGAGTGGTTAGCTTCGATACTCGCCTTGGCTTCAGGGTCCTCATACAGACGTAGGATGTGGACGCATGGGTCCTCGCCATCTTCGAACGCGGTTTCCTCATCCTGGGTCATAGGCATGCCGTCATGCGTTTCACATACTGGCGGGCCAGCCCATCCGTTATCAATACCAATCTGTAGCCATGCCTCGAAGTCCATCGGTTAACCTTTCCTGGCCCTATAGCAGGCCGCTGTCTCGATTCTATCATCTCGAGCGGTTCAAATATTAGCAACGGTTGCACGCCTGCAAGTTTTTGCATGCCGTGACTCGTCAGTCAAGCTGCGAGCTTCGCACGAATCTTCGTTAAAAGTTTCCGCCGGATCCGCCTTCACCCGTCGGCGGGACATCGTTCGTTAAAAGTTGATGTCGCCTTCCGGATCCGGGCCCGGCGGCGGGACATCGAATGAGGTTCGTTAAAAGTTTTACCTGGAGTTACTCAACTACGCGGAACACGCCAGTCAACTTTGCAAGTACTCGCAATGAGTTGACGTCGGGTACACCGGAAGCTGCGTCTCCGATATAACCAAGGCTTCGTTGAAAGTTTGCGAAGGCGGCCCTGGTCTTGTGATCAAACTCTCCCCGCGGCGCAGACTTCAAACCAACAGTCATCGAAAGTGCTACCTGGATGAGCGCGACGTACGGGTGCTTCATGCCAAGTTTGATCGAGGGCCCCTGGATGACTGGAATCTCTTTCGTTAAAAGTTCTCCTGGATCCGACATCCGGGAAGCTTCAAGCTCAGCTCGTTGAAAGTTTGGGCGGGCGAAGGCGAGCACGTCGTATGCATAGCGGTTACGTCGATACACACCGTTGCGTGCTGCGAGTCCCTTTGGCGTGCCGCTGTCTGTTTGACCTTCGATGCACTGGAACATCCCATGCTTACTGTAGTGAGAGACGTCGGTTACTATTCCCACGTGTGGCTGGCCGAGATTCGAATCACTGGCCGTTTGAAAAAAGACGATGTCTCCAGGTTCTGGCCGCGGGAAGATCCGGTTAGTTTTAATGAAGCTCGCCAAAGCGCTCGCGGTTGATATAAACGACGGCAGATGCAGGCCGGCCTTCTTTGCACAGACGTCAATGAATGGACCTGCCCATGGAATGCCTGGCCGTCCAACTGCAGAACTAAACATATCGGCTACAGATTGATTCGCCGTGTATCCAACATGGGACTCGGCTTCCTGGATGAGTCGGCTAGCTGCCGTGGATTTCTTTTTGAACATTTAACGTCTCTTCGATCTGCTGCACAAGCAGCGCGGCCTCGTTGGCCCTTGTAGTTAATCTTACATGCTCGATGCGCGTCGATGCCAACTTTACGTCATCGGCAAGTTGCCGGGCCAAAGCCTTCGCAAGTTCTAACGTAGTTTCGTTCATTCTTTTTCTCCGGCTTCCGGTGACTCGTCAGTCACAATCTCAGCGTCGACGATCTTTGGATCCGCCGCTTCAACGTCGTTAGAAGTTATCGCGATCCCGGCGTCGTGCAATCTTGCAGCTGCGTCAGCTGCGTTGACCGCGAGTCTGTTCAAACGTTCAGCAATGATGCTGGCCGCGGGGCGGACATCGATATTGACGTTCGTGTCAAGTTCTACTCCACCCCGGATGCCGGCGCGATCCAAAATCTCCGTGGCAGCTTTTAGCTTTACGGGCTCGGACTCCGCGAACTCCATCATAGTCTCGAGGACGTCGACTGCGTAAGGGGCCGCCTGGGTCAACTTTGCACGAGCTCGTTCAATGTCATCTCCCGGACGATGTTTGATCGAACGTAGGTGCACGCGACATAGCGAGTCATCCTGTAGACGTCCCGATGACCACAACTGGCATCTGATCCCGTCGTCCTTGACGGCGGCACATCTCGTTGGAAGTGTAGCTGGTTGACGTTTACCAGACTTAGGCGGTTCATTCTGTTCTTTAGTCCAAGCACGTGTAGCACCTACAACCCAAGGCGGTACGAGATAGTCAGAGGCTTCTTCGGCTAGGAGGTCGTATCCGGTTATGTAATCGCTGTTACGGTTATTAGGGTCTACAAGGAGAGGCCGCTTCTCTCCCAAAGAGATGATGCGCTTCTGCGTGGCCATCTCCTGGGAGACTGCTTGGATCAATCCGGTTGGCACGCCGTTCGTTGCATATACCGGGATCCAGTTCATACGAGCTCGACGTAAGATGTGACGGTTCTCATATGTATCTTCGCAGATGCCGCGATCTGTTTCGTCGATGCCGAGTTCCGATAGGTCTGGACGTAGATTGACAGCGGTGTCAATTTCTATAATAGGTTTCTCTTCAATCGGCTTGCCGAATGGGTCGGTATCGTCGAGCGCTTCGTTATCCAATGAACGTCCTTCGTTTAAAGTTAGCCGGGCCAGCTGGGGAGAGACTTGTGGCCCGACTAACATTTTTTGAGGTTTTATTATCTAAGTTTCAACGTCGATAAGAACTTCAGTAGAGGTAGTCTCTTCCGTCGAACTAAGTTTTGACGAAGTTCGATAGTTACATTGTTACATGGAGTTCAAAAAGTTTTTTTCGCTCGTGGAGAGAGATAGCAGCATTTTCTCTTTACAAACAAAAGAAAAACCCTGTAAAATCAAGGGGTCTGATTTTGACAGGGTCTCTTTTTAAAATGCTTTGAGAATTAGACGAAAGTTCCGTCTTTCTTTCTCTTGCGATATGCCTTTGAAGTTCTGTTACCTCGGCGTTGTTGTCCTAACTCAAGTTGCTCTTGGACTTCGATTGGGTCGACTTGGTAGTTCCATTTGTTGCCAAGGGTGAAGTGTTTCTTCACATAGCCACGCTTGGTGAGATAGGTAATCATCTCTGGGCTGACTCCGCAGAGTGTCGCAGCGACTTTCCTATCAACCAGCATGATTGCACATCCGTTCTAATCTAGCCATCAACTTTTCTTGGGACTCGAATGGTCGCTGGGTCAGTTGAACTTTGTGGATGGGGCAAAAAGCACTGGCTCTACTTTTTAGCATTAGCCCTCTTTTGAGATACTGGGTGACGTTTCTTTGAAGCCTGTAACTTCTCGAGTTCAGCTTGCTTTTGTTTCTTCGTCTTGAATAGGTTCTTCAACCACTTCTTCATTCGTCATTCCTTCTTCCTGCTCGTCTTGAGCATTCTTTGAGTCTACCCTCTGGGGGTGACATTTTTCACAACTACAATCCCAGACCTTATCGAAATAGGTAATACTAGTTTTACAGTCTTCATGGTTTCCTGTCAAGCACCACCCACATCTGGTGCTACCTGTTGCTCCTCGACTCACGCTGGTGGCAACTCGTAGATTACAGATTTGTGATGCTTGACTCGAACGGTTGGCTCGACATAGGTTTTGAATCCATTGCGATAGGCGTTCATACAGAACGAGTAGTCTTCACCAACATTGGTGTCGAAGTCTAGTTCGAACCATCGAATGTGTTCAATCTTGAACCAAGGTCTATCGCACTTCTCAAAGACACCTTGCTTGATTGCCACAAATCCAAATCCGACTCCGAACACTTCGACAGGTTCATCTGCCATAAAGAAATCTGTCTCATGGACTTTTTCAGGTAGGCCTAGCGCATCTCGGAATGAGCAGGCGACAGTTCCATTTGGATGACTCTGATACAAACCTCCGATGATATCTAGTTCGTGTTCGTATAACTTTTGGAAGTCCGAGACTTCCCATTCGATATCTGAATCAATCCAGAAGATTTTGTCGTAGGTGTATTGACCTGCTCCAACCTCTCGGGTATCCCAGTCATTCTGATACAAATCTAAAGCGGTTAGCTCTCGACCTGATGGAATGAATGAACTTGCTTTGGTTAGGAACTTGTAAGTCAGTCCTTGCGAACTTAGCCAAGCACAAGTCTTGACCAAACTCTCGACAAAGGCTGGCTCCATACTTTTGCCAGGCGTTGCAATGAGAACGTTATAGTGTGGTTTGGACATTCTCATCTTCCGGGTAGCACTGACCATTCAGTTCGCAAGTAGTTGGGGTGCTGTCGCAGAGTCCGCAGATTGTTCCCTCTTCGCAGTGGGCGCATTCTTTCCAAAGGTCTTGGATTGCGTAGCCATCTTCGTCAAACCCAATCTTTGGTATCTGACCTTGGCCCTCGCATTGAGGGCAGGTGTCGTAAACAAAGTTTTCTTCAAACGCTGACATTAGAACTCTCCACTCTTAGCATCATCTTCAGGACCTCCAATGCTGGAGAGTCTGTTACTTGTTACCATCCACTGTTGCATGATACGGTTCAGTTCTTTCATCGACATAGATGAGAACTTTCTATCCCAGTCTTCTGGATCAACTAGACAAAGTTGGAAGGCCTCGACCATCAACAGCATCCGACCCTCTCCAGAGTTTTCCATAATCTCTTGCATCTGCAATAGTGGAATCTCCTCAAGTGAGATTAACTGAACTGCACCCATTGTAGTTTGAATCTCCATCAGATCTACAACATCCTTGAATGCCTCGTTAATCATTTTTACTCTGCGATTATCGTCGCGTTTTCCCATCTGTTAATTTCCTTTCTGTTTATTTACTGTAACACACTTAGTTCCCTGAACGGCAGTTTCTGCACAATAATGCATCATAGCCTGTTGCTTCAAATTGTACAATACCTTCGCGAGTTGTTGGTACAGGACTAACATTACCCTCTGCACCGCACTTATCGCAAATCATATCAATCAGCCACTCAACATCTTTGCCATCGTCATACGATGCCAAGATACCTCGAGCCAATGCATGCTCTGGTCCAGGTCCCATAGTCTTACGCAAAAACTTGCGAGCATCTCCAGCTAACAACACTGGTCGAACATTCTTACAAGGGCACACCATTCTTGATGGCGTACAAAGAACAATCCCACTCGAACTTACAGTGTGACTATTCATCGGATGACCACAGGTGCAGATTCTCTTATCCCTATCCGGGCGAGACATACCTTTGATCTTTTCTTCAGCGGTTCGAACTTCTTCAACATCGAAGTCAAAGAACTCGAACGGGTTTTCTTTATTTTCCATATTCACATCCTAGCACAACTTACCAACCTTTTGTCAACCAAACTTCACAAGTTACCTCGAGTCTACGAGTTCCGATTAAATATTCTGCCACCCTATACACACGCGCACACGCGTATAGTAAATTAAGTTGACAATCGTAAATAGGTTGACATAGGTTGACATACTATACGTTTTTACCAATTTATTTTTCCTCTTTTCTTATAGTATCTCCAACACCCTTTTTCAGAGATACTATACGTTTCGACTTGACATATTTTCCAAAAGCTCATAGTATCCAATACAGAACTAAAAACTAATACTTTAAGGAGTAAGCAACATGCTAACCATGTCACTCATGCCAATCGCAATTTGGATCGTTTTATTATCTATTTTTTGGCCTCTGACTCTCGGATATGCCATCCAACACCTAACCAAAAATACCAAAGCAACCACAATACTGACGTCCATTATTACAGTCACCACTCTTTATTTTGCCCTCACCACCCCATACACATACAACATCTTCTTCTATGCATCTCTGATTTCTGTCTGCGCAGCTCTCTTTACATGGATGTACGACATGGCTTCATAGCCCAAAATAAAGTCAGCCCGCCCCGAATTTGCTACAATTGAAGGGCTTGGGAGAGCATACAGAAGGCACTCTCCCCAATGAAAAAGTCCCCCAAAGGAAGAGGACCACTGTTTATTACAGTGGCCCTCATTTTTGCTGCACCAATCTGCATAGCAGAATCAGCGCACGCTACTTCTTTCCAGGGGTCTTCTTTTCAGCGACCTTCTGCAACTGCGCCTGTTCCAACTTCTTTGTATTACGGACAGTCACTATGGTTGCAATCACAAGCAGGCTCAACACACCTACTACAAAACCAACCCAGAACGAATCCAAGTTCACGGTTACTAGCATCTTCACTCCCTTCTTTAGAGGATATCAACAACCTCGAGTTTACACTAAGTAACCTAAAAACTCAACTAAATACGCTAAAAAGCAAAAAAGTTAATCCCACAACCATTTCCAGCATCCAGGGTCAAATCTCCGACCTCGAAACAGCAATCCAAGATGCAAAAGATGCTAGAACCTCATACGAACGTGCTCAAGCAACCCTCAAGACTCTTCTAAGCGACCTTGAGAAGCAAAAAAGCACTAACGAGACACTTCTAACTCAAAAAACTACTGCCCAAGCAGAGCTAGAGGCAAAGAAGCTCACTCTTACAGAGATTCAAGCAATCCAGACTGCTGCACAGGCTTCCCTAGCAGAGACCCGGACTCTTCTAAGCCAAGCACAGACAGAACTTGATGCCTACAACACGTCAATGATTGCTCAGACAGAAGTCAAGAACCAAGCACAGGAAAATCTAACTGCACGTCAAGAGGCTTTCGTCTTAGCAACAGCAGACTTGGAAACTGCAAGTCAGCAACTCGCAATCGCCACGCAAGAACTTCAGCAAGCACAGCACAACTACGACAACAACCTCATTCCAGACCCAGACTGGACAGCACCTACTTATCAAAAAGAAAACATCCGCACAGTCGAGAACACCAGAACGGTAGAAGTTCGTACTCTTGTTCCACACACAACCACCACACTTCAGGAACAAGTAATCCCAAACCTACTCTTCAACTCAGACTTCTCACGAGGCACAGAGGGTTGGTCTGGTGTAAACCCAGGGTGGCAAGGCTCCAACCCAGCACTTATAAATGGGGAGGTTGTATTCTCTTACCAAACTCAAACAGTAAGTCAAGGTCTGTTCTCTGGTCCTTTCCAGAACGCTACCCTCACCCTATCTGCCGACTGGTTTAACAATGATTCCAACACGGGCAGGGTAGACAACTACTCGATGACTGTCGAAGCTAAGGACATCAATCAAAACACAGTAGGTTCAGCGACCTACACATCAACCGGAGCACACGACTGGGATAGAAAGTCTGTCTCACTCACAGCAACAGGTCCTGTTTCCTACATCACAGTCTCATTTACGGGTGTTGACTCTGGTTTTTGGTACGGAGTTTATGGACCTCACGTTAAGAACCCAGTTCTTCAAGTTTCTCACGGGCAGATGGTGACTGAAACAACCTATGAAGAAGTCATCACTTACGAGCAGGAAACCTACTACACCTACGAGACCTACTACACCACCGAACTAGTTACCACCGAGGGAACTCTCAATGTAAAGATTAATGAAGGCGGTCAAGCAACTTTCAACGCACCAGCAGGTGCAACCTTTACCTCATCTAACCTACGCTACGAATCAATCAACAACCCAACTTGCGGGCGTAACATTGCACCAAACATCAACGGACTTTCTAGCATCACAATCCAAGCACTCAACTCTGTTTGGGGTGACCCTTGTGGCGGACAATACAAGCACATCACAGGGACTATCTCGTACCTAGGCGCTCCTACTGCACCACTCATCAAAGACCCAGCACTTCTACCAATTCTTCAACAGAAGCAAGCAGCGTTTACTGAAGCACAAACTAGCTACGACGCAAAACTTTCAACGAAGAACTCGTTGCAAGAACTTAAGACATCGGCAGAAGCAACACTTCTAACGGAGATGCAGGAGCTCGACGCTATCACAACTTCTTACGAAGCAAAACAAGCAACGGTTCAGGACATCCAGGTTCAGGAACAACAAGCAGTTTCTCAAGTTACAGAAGCTACAACGAACGTCGAAGTTGCTTCATCAAATGTTGTCGCCGCCGAACAAACCTTCCAGGCGGCGTCTACTTTGCACGAAGAATCTAACACTCAGCTCAGCGAAACAGAAGCTCAGGTTACTCAAGCTAAAACAACAGAAGCGACTTCATTAAATGTTGCTGCACAAACATACACACAAGCATCACAAAAAGCAAGCACAACATCTAACGAAATCGAATCCATTCCGGAGGAAGGTTCACAAGAACTTCCCGCAGAGATCACAGCCGACTCCCTACTTGAAACCGACCTAACCCAAGTTGACCCAACAGAGATGACACCAGAGCAGGCTGAAGAACTAAAGGAAGCAGCCCTCGAAGTATTCCTCACAGCCGAAGAAGGCTCCGCCGAATATGAGCAAGCCCTTGACGCCCTCTATCTAGCCGCGGAGCAAGATGACATTGTGCTTGACCCATCTTTAGCCGCGATTCCGGGTCTAGCAGCCGCTACAGAGCTTGTTAACTTCTTTGGCAACGCAGGCTCAGATATGTCTCCAAAGACTCGTGAAGAGTCCGAGAAGGTGGTTGTTACAGCGGTTGTTGCCGCTGGAGCAGCCATTCAAAGTGCAGCAGCCGCTGCCTCAACAGCTTCCGTTTCATCAAGCGGATCTAGAAAGATAGGAAAATAATATGAAGAAGTTTCTACTGGGACTATTTAAAGACATAATCGAACAGGCTTGGACCCTTTTAGGTATGGCAGTCGCATGGCTCGTACTTGAAGGCTCTGCTAAAGATTTAACAGGAAACCTCATCCTGATAACTCTTTGCGTCTGGGTTCTTACGTTCCCTCTACGTCGCGACAAGGATGAAGACTAATGAAACGCTTCTTTCTTTATCTAAAGTTCTACAGCGAACCAAACAAGTACGATGTCCAGAAACTTGCAACGAAGAGCTGGCGCGACTATGTGGGTACCAACAAAGACAAGCGTTATGATATGACGTTCTGCCAAAACTACCTAGCAGGCTATGAAAAGCACTACAGAACTGCCTATGCAACCACTGCAATCGAATCACTAAACCCAAGCAAGAGTAAAATTAGTAAGTAGAGAACCTCTCTCATATTCACTTCGAAGGAATAAGTAATGGCAAAATCACAGTGGCCGGTAGACGGCAAACCTGGTAAGGCGTGGAAGGTAACCAGCCCGTTCGGTTGGCGCGTCCACCCTATCAAGAAAACAAAGAAGCACCACAACGGTGTTGACATCTGGAAGGGTGGAGAACCCACCTACCTAGAGGCATGGGCTGACGGAAAAGTAATTGCAGTTAAGCCTAACGACTCACCAACATCAGGCGGACATTCAGTTATTGTCCAATCAACAGTCATGGGCAAGAAGGTCACATGGACCTACTTCCACATGGTCAAGGGTTCAATCAAAGTCAAGAAGGGTCAGCGCGTCGAAGCTGGCACAATCATCGGCAAGATGGGTATGACCGGTTTCGCAACTGGTAAGCACCTCCACTGGGAAATCTGGGCAGGACACATCAAGGGTCAGCCAATGGCAGGCTTCCACAATGGTAAGGGCTACTACAACCCAATGACTTTCTGCAAGGCTGTCATTGAGTTTGAGAGAGCTCACGTCGAAGCAGGCAAGGAAACCCCTGAAGATGCCCCAGTAACTCTCGCTCCAACTCACTCTGTACCAGAGATCCCAACAGTTGCAGTTCCAAAGGAAGCCCCTATTGTGAAGCCAGAGGCTGTAGTTGCTGCACCAGTTGCCGCCCCTACTGCTAAGCAAATACTAAAGGTAGGCTCAAAGGGAACTGCTGTAAAGGTAGTCCAGAAGAAGATTGGTGTTGCCCCTGACGGAGCATTTGGTCCAAAGACTCAGGCTGCTTTAAAGGCATACCAAACCAAGCACGGAATCCCAGCGACAGGCGTTGTTGACGCTGCAACCTGGGCCAAACTAGGCTAACCGGAAATAAAAGTAATTATTACATAATACAATACGCCGGTAGAGAGAACCCCCCACCTTTCGAGGTAGGGGGGCTTCTTTTACCCGCGTTGGCGGGCTTGATAGATCCAGTCGTGGACAGTTCTCACGTTTACATTAAGAATGTCAGAGAGTAGTTGAGCGATTTCCTTGACTCGGAACTGCTGAGCAAGGCTGTAAGCAGCCACAAAACGATCTTTAGCACCGACAAACACCCCAGAATCCACATAGTAAGTGATATGACGTCTGGCAATCTCGAACTTTAGGCTCTTTGTAGGCGTTGAATGCACCTTTGCACCCCCGTCATACACGCTTAGAATCAGGTCTAAAACGGTCTTCCGTAAGTGTACGACCTTCTTACTGGCATCTTCCAGTGTCTCACCCCACACAGGCACACACAGGGAGCCGACAACCAGTAACTCCCCCTCAAAGTTACCGGACACCCACCACTCAGTACTATAGCCACCATCCGTCTTGATGATTTCAACAGTTGCAAAGAACGAATCTCCACCCAGATTTATAATCTCAGGGACGTCGACAGCAACAACTTCAGTAGTTTTGTTTCTCATAGCGCCATCCTACCATATCTTAGGCAGGAACGTGCGTCACCCAGTAGTAGTTGCACTTCTCGCAGCATGGCTCATTCCACGCGTCCTCCACAGCATTACAGAAGTCCACATAGAAGTAAGGGTCTTTCTTATAGAGGTTGGCTCTGTGCGTCATAACGACACGATTGAGAGCCTCTGCATTGCTAAACCACTCAGGAAGACCATAGCCCCACATGTGACCAGCACGATCACGCAAGGCTCGCAGGTTCTCTACGTTCTTGTCTGTCTTGATGCCTCGGCGGTCAGCCTCTTCAACACACTCGAAGATATAGTTCCATAGAGCCACCTCGTGACCTCTCCACATCTTTACTGCAGGGTGATTGCGCCATCCAGCGCGAGGGTCGTCATTACTAAGGACGTTGAGGATCTGGTATCCCTCAAGGATTTGCTTGTTTAGTCGCTTGCTGTCCAGGGCCTTAGCTGACTCACTGAACTCAATAAAAGGTAGAAATGTTTGCATAGTTAGAAATTAGCACTACACAAATAGTTTGTCAAGTCGAAAAACCCCCCGATTTCTCGAGGGGCTTTTCTTGACAGAAAGGAGAAACATGGCTGATAACGTCCATGCTAGTGCTGGCAACAACTCCCGCACTAACTAAATTGTATCACAATGTTTGCTAAATATGTCGTTTTATGCACGAACAACAAAAGCGAATCCAAGCAAGTTCCAGAGAACGTTGAACATAATAGTGGAGATAACGAACTCCCAAAGAGCACGGTCACGCGACCAGAACAAGATGATGAAGATCCCTAGAAGATAAACAAGAAGTCCCGGAATCGAGAACAACCACGGCCCCATAGTAACTACGCCATAAGAATCCATTATGGTGCCACGCGTCCGTTCTTGTTGAAGGCTTCATAGGTAAGAGGCATCTTCTCTGCGAAGTGGCACTCCATCTGCTCAGCAACCATTTCGATTTCACGCTGAGGGAAACTAGGGAAGTGCGTTCCCTCACGGGTAGTACGTAACGACAGGAAGTTCATCAAAGCACGAGCATTCATAGTTACATACATAGAAGAATACAAACCAACAGGAAGAACTCCACGAGCAATCTCTCGGGCTACACCAGCGTGCAACATCTTCTGATACTCCTCATAGGCAGCCTTGTTCGCATTGTAACTTGAGCGATAAACAGTAGCCAACTGACTAATGTCTCCAAGCTCAAACTCGTAAGCACCTGGCTTACCTTTTTGAACCAACTTACGTTCTAGGTTAGGGACGTAGAACACAGGCTCCAGCTCCTTGTAACGTCCACTCTCCTCATTGTAAGAAGCCATGCGGTGACGCATAAACTCACGGAACACGAAGATAGGAGCTTCAATGTAGAACGTAAAAGCGTTGTGTTCAAACGGAGAACCATGACGATCTCGCATCAGGTAGTTGATTAGTCCGGCTTCTTTTTCCGGAGTGCTCTCCACAGCACCAGTTGATACGCGGGCAGCCAGTGTTACTGCCGAGTCCGAAGCCATGCTCTGCACAAGCTTAACGGTCATGTCACTGCGGTATTTGATTTCCATAACGCAATACTAGCACAGCGTTTTGTTATTCGTCAATACGAAGATACACAATGGACGTCCACGGGTAGAACACAGTATTACGTTTTACCTGAACAAGAACCCCTATTGAACTCTCCTCAATAACTACACCCTCAGCTGCACCCATCTCGATTACATATCGAAGTCCGATGGAAACCTTTTTTCCGACAAAGGAGTTAGTAGACAATATCAGGTTCCTCAACATTCATAAGACAAACACGTTCATGTCTAATCTTACACCCTTCGCTGCAGTACCAAGTCTTACCCTCCCCCACCACAAACCTCTGATCAGACAAATCAAACTCAGACTCGCAGCACTCACAGGTCCTAAAGAACGACATTGCAGGAGGCTCAAGGCAATCCTCATTATGTAGGAGGATAGGCTCACCAGTATCTACTGCAGCCCACTCACTATAAGTCTCTTCATCTTCATCCGAAAGATCTTCACCACATCTAAAGCAGCGGTAGTCCGGCTCAGGGTAATCCTCTATGCCAAACTCAGGCTCAGTAGACAATGTCCGGTTCCTCATATTTACCAGGAATCAGAGATTCATCTAACCAGCGCTCCACGATACCCCTACGTTCATGCGGCTCAAGGTCCACAAACATTTGATAGGTATATTCAGTGGACTTAACGAGAGCGTATCTAGCAAACGTATCCTCAGCTATATTCATAGCGCGGTATTTGATTATGTAAGGAACATACTCTCCACCAGTTTCCCCCTGCAGTTCGAGCAGAGGCTTAGCAAAGAGAACCATACCCTTGTGATTGATTCTAATGTCAGTAGACAATATTTGGCTCCTCACCAAGATTAAGATGACTCACCACTGGTCCAGCAACTCGAATAAGTTGATTATCAGTCACAGGGTACTCTTTTCCATCTTCCGAAGCAACCATAACTACACGCTCAATATTAAAGCCATAACCACTCGTAACGATACGAACAACCTTATAGACGTCAGCGGTGTGTATGTCAGGGCTGTTTTTAAAGACAGCGTAATCCCCAAGCTGTAAATCAGTAGACAATGTCAGGCTCTTCTCCATTATTTAGGGACGTCGACAAACCTACACCATTACAGGCGTCATACCAAACTTTGATTACGCGAAGCTTCACAGGATTCGCTAACGAGTTAAAAACATCTTTGTCACGCTTAGTCTTCAAAGCCGAAAGCATGTAAGGCAGAAAAGAAAACGTAATCTCCCCACCACTCATAGCTAGCGAACGCGTCATACCAAAGTTCAGCTCAATGTCCTCTTTGTAGTTCTTAGCCACAAAAGGAAACCCACCAACTCGAAACTCAAGATCTGCCATAGTCATCTTCCAATCTTTCAATGTCTTCTTCATGGTACACACCTTTTATGATTTCCGCAACATATCCAACATCACTCCCATCATTGATTAGTCTATGAACCATACCGACGTCGACGATATAGGTTTTGCCAACCACCAAATCATACATACCAGCGCCTATGCGAGCTGACAGCCCGCCAGTAATCGGACGCCACTCTTCCGAACGAAGAGCGTGAGTTTGCAGCGACAGGCGCTTTCCAGGAAGCACCTTGAGAATCTTCATGGTAACTTCAGGGCTACTGTAAACAATCATGTAGCCGCCCCAAGGTCTCTCAATAAACAATGTCCGGCTCCTCTTTGTTAAAAACTCTAGGACTCAGCATACAGTCAATCGCGAAGATGTGGTAGAGCTTTCCATCATCATCTGTAGCGACATTACGAACGCGGTCCTCGTTGAACCCCTTATAGATAGCTCCATCGCAAACCTTGCACCTAGGCCAAGGGATAGTCTCTATACCGATACTAGAACCAATAGCGTGCTCAGCAATCCTAGACAATCTCTGGCTCCTCTCCATCACGCTCCGTTGACTTGCTCATCCACTCAGTAACCAAAGCAACCGCCTCACTAGCAGACATACCGTCAATCACGTCCACGTCCTCCTCCTCCAGTTGCTCGCACAGAGCCTCCAAAGACAACATGAACTGTTGGTTAGGATCCTTTTCCTTAAGGATTACCATCATAGTTTTTACAGGAAGATCTAGATACTTAGGGACGTCGACGATTCGATCCCCAATCTTCAACGACACTGTTTCTTTAGTAGACAACGTCTGGCTCCTCACCATTGTTTTCCGGAATATAAAAGGTGTTCACTACAACAGGACCACCTATGTATTTATCGTAGCACTCATCCGAGCAAATTGCATCTTCAGCCCCGCCCTCCACGACACTATCTGCAGCACTGAACTCACGCGCACACTCTCCGCAATACGCGATTCCGTTGTCCCAGTCCGCCTCCATACTTCTCCAGCCCATTAGTAAATCACTTCCTCTTCTTCACGGTTGAAGCACTCAGGGCTAGAGAAAGTATTCTCAGCAGAGTATCGGCCACAACCACACACACAGCGCGGAGTATTTACAGCCTCGCGGAGGATCTCCTCTAGAGACTTCTTACTATACGTTGCGCTCACAGCGACTCAACCTTTCTTCCTTACGTTGACGTTTTGCTTGTTCATACAGGCGCTTTTGCTGCATCAAACGCTCAAGCTTTATTTGCTTAGCGACGCGCTCACACTCTTTTTGAAAGTCGTTCATATATACATCTTAGGGACGTCGACGACATTTTGTCAAGTCAGAGTTCAGAAAGTTTTTCGTAGACCCAAGAGAGAACTTCTACCGCCACCGAATCTCCGGCAGCATCCTTCTCCCCAATCAGCTCTCGGAGCTTCTCAAAGAACTCAACGCGCTGACGGTCTTCACCGAGTTGCTCGGCTCTTCTAACTTGGTCCACAGCGTAGGCTTCTAGTTTTTCTAGTTCGAAGTCAATGTCTTCTAGCCCCGCGGGAGAGTGCGGATCTTTCATACTTCTATTGTAACTTATCTGGAGCCCCCAGTGAATTCCGAGATCACAACCTCCGCTTTACAAGAGCGGCGCTCTACCGTTGAGCTATAAGGGCAGTTTGCCAGATGAATCCTTACTGGCGTGTCCGGAACCGTTCCGGCAAGGCGCATAGAAGAACCACCAAATAGCGCCTGATTCGAGATTATTCTAGCACACCTAGTCAGTCAACCTTTGCAGAACATCAAGCTGTGCTTCAATAAGGTCTAGTTTCTCACGGAGCACTTTCAAAGTAATCTCCACAATCTCAATCTTCTCTCCAAGGATTTCCCTCTGGACGTCGACGTTTTCGTTTTCTGACATAAGCCCTAGATTCCTTGCCTTCCTTGAGTCCAGTCAATCTTTCTACCAGAGGCTACAGCCTCTTTCACTCTACGCAACCTACCAGAGATTATGTCTTTAGATGTACCAAGCAGCTTTCCGATCTCGCTCAATGAGAGGTCTGGATTATTGATTCGCGCCTGAAGTATGTCAAAGGTCTCCAGAGGCATACCTTCCCGTTGCTCTTCTAGGGCCTGCTTGTATAGGTGAATGCTTGCCTCCAAAGCCATTCTTGGCCGGTCAGCGTTTACGGCCCTGGCCACTACCAATGCATGACCTTTCGGCTTGTCAGTGCCCCTGGCAACTCGGCGTCTCTCCCTCTCCGTTAGACCACCCCAGACTCCAACTTCATCAAGCATTGTCAGCCCCATGTCTCGACACTCCTTTTGAACAGGGCATCTCATGCAAATAGACTTTGCATAACGCAGGGTCTCGCGGTCATAGGCACCATCATCATCTGGAAAGAAGACGTCCAAATCTTTTTCGTCTTTGCAGACTCCTTGAGTCATATCAAACATTTATTTCTTAACCTTCTTTTTCTCCGCGATGCGAACTTTCTCGATATAGCGATCTGCCCACTTAGTGAAACTAACGACTAGGGTAATAACTATCCCAGCCGCCACAAAAAGCAGGAAGATCTGAATCTCAAGGACCTGGGTAGCTGCATAAACAAATAGCCCAAGCAGCCCAAAAAGAGCAGCGCCAAGCACAACGTAAACAGTTGTCATCCACGAACGTGCGACATAGTATTTCCAGTCTCTCACTCGTTCTCTCCGTCTCTATCAAACTCAACCTTGTCCGAAAACGCAATCTCGTCAATCAAGTCATTTAGGTCGTTGACTGACATTGACCCCTTAAGGACGTCGACCATCTCAGACATCTTACGCTCTAGGATAGTCAGCGTGCGCTCGCGCTCAACCTTAGTCGCGTGACAGATGGGGCAACCCATGTCGTCAGCAGGGTCCCAGCTCCAACCATGTACTTCACACTCACTACTTAGTGCCATTAACTCTCTCCTTATAGTCTTTCAGAATCCAGCTCGAGCTGTTCTTCTTGTCTTCCCCACCTACGCCAAAAACGAAGTGAAGTCTTTCCGACTCTACCACCATCTCAGGGATATTCTCAAGCGTCCTATCCCCGCCATTGGCAAAGATAACCTCGTCCTCAGGGTAAAGCTCGAGAACCTGCTTAATCGCGTCTATTGCTGTACCATCTGCGTCATCAAACTCAATAACGACGTCGACAGACTTGAACTCCTCAATGATGCCGCCACGCTCGTCAAAGGGCATGAAAGGCTCACCTTTCTTGCGAGCCAACCAAGCGTCCGAGTTGACTCCAACAATAAGGACGTCGCCCAACCCACGCGCGGCTCGGATGTACGAGATGTGACCGGAGTGCACAGGGTCGAACCCTCCGGTCACCAGAACAATCTTTTTAGGCAATGTTAAGTTCCTTCTTAACGAACTGCCAGAAGTCCTCCATGTCCTCGATATAGATTTCATCGCTGACTTCCTGGACGTCGCCACTTCGCTTTTCGCGGAAGTAGTGCATTGAGCACATCCCCCGCCCAAAAACCTTTTTCTCGCAACTGTCAATCTTGCACACTACTTCTGCTCTCCTAGCATCTCTAGTATCTGTCTTTTCAGGTCCGATAGCGCAATGTCTCCACGCATCGGAGGGTTTTTCATCATCTTGTCAATCAGGTCCAGAATCTCTTCTGTTTCCGATAGTTTCCTTATGGACGTCGACAAATCGGTCTCGAAGACCTCATCATTCGACATGGACTTACCACAGTTGCATACATACTTGGCTCCACCTTGCGGAGTCTTGTAGAAGGTGTGAATGTGCTCATCCAGAGAATACTCTTCAGTATCCTTAGCTTTCAGCGGATTGTACTTGCTGAACAGTTCAAAGAAATCTTTACTCATATCTACATCTTACATCCCCCCAAAGAAATATGTCAAATCAGCACGAACGCGCGGATCTAGCTCCGACACAACTTATCACGAAGCTTCGTTCAAACTTCTACCGGACGTCGAGATTTTATTATATAAAGTATCATATTGTACAGAAAAGGCCCCCCGAAGGGAGCCTCTTTTGTGCGTGTAAACTTAAACCTAAACTATTTATAATCTTATACGGTTTTACTAGCTGAGCCTGTCATATATGTTTTTTACACTAGTTGGATACCACTTACCACCATTAGATGTAGGTACGCTATCCTTATTTAAACCCGCGGCTATTTTACCAAAACTAGTACCAGACCTACGCTCCGCTAAAATCCTATCCTTTACCTCTTTAGGCGTTTTATCCTTGGGGCCAACATCCATCCCCCACACCAACCCGCTATCCCTAAGGCTTTGATGTCTACCTTTAGCTTTTTCACTCATTAACTTGATCTGCTCTTCAGTGAAGACATGCTTAGGCCTGCTCATAGTCCTATCCCTCTGAGCCGCCCTCTTTTCCGGAGTCCAGTAGGCCCTAATCTTTTCTATAGACTCACTAGTGTGAGACCCGCCAACAAAACCATCTCCGCCATCAGTGACATTAAGTAGACTAGAATCTTTTACTCGATAGTCGCTAATATGAGAAGCCTCTAAGACGCAGGCTTCATCCCAGGATAGGCCAGACTCTAGTATCACATACCCAATAGAGAATCCATCTGACTCATGTCTGTTTATCCATTTGTAGACCGGAAGATGTTTTACCTTATTGCCGTTTCTAGCCGAGCTAAGGTGGGCAGCAAATCTTTTATCAGCATTCTCATATTTACTAATCCCAATGTAACGAATCCTATCAGGCTCTTTAGTTGAGAATAAACCATATACGCAGCTCATAACTCTAGTATATCTTAACTTTATATGACTGACTTATTTAGCCTAATACAGCGAAGACATCTTCTTCTGCAAGGACTAGGTATTCCTTAGATCCAAGGGTCAGGGTAGTGCCAGCGTACTTCGAGTAGATTACGGTGTCGCCTACAGCGATGTCCTCTACCTTACTGCCGATGGCAACTACTTCACCCTGCTGCGGCTTCTCCTGCGCTACGTCTGGAATGATTAGTCCAGAGGCAGTTGTCTGCTCTGCATCTTTCTGCAGGATGGCAACTCGGTTGCCGATTGGCTTAATCTTGATCTGACTCATTGAGTTCTTCTTTCTTATCTTTTAACTTCTGCTTGTATTCAGCAGCAAGGTTCTGTACGGTTTGGTTCTTGTAGTGGACTGTCTTTACTCGGTCCAGCTTGAAGCTTCGCATCTGCTCAGCCCCCTTCTTTCCGCCCCACACATCTAACCACTCGGTTGTCGGAGTGACAATGTATTGGACAAATCTATAACGCCCACGCTCCCCGCGTATCTTCAGCTCGGTTCCCTTGCTGACGTTCCTCCCGTTGATCTGCATCTCCAGGATGTACTTCCAGCTGTCGTTAGGGCGAGGTCCTTCAGGACCCTTGCTCTTTTTCCTACCCACTATACCTCATTCCCCCAAACGCTCCAACCTTCCATTGGACGTCTGGCAAACATCTCCAGCTTTGTAGCGTCTGGGTATAGACGCTCAATCCTGCGGTGGACCTCGTCCGGCTTCCGCGAATGCTCCATCTTAGCAGCAAGAATAGTATGAGGCACACCCTCATCTGAAATAGGCAGCGGTCTGCCTTTAGGAATGTTCGAAGCAACCAGCACGTACTCGGCTGTTGGCTTCACTACGCTTGGGCGAACACCCTGCGCCCCGATTGGAGTAACTCCATCCGCCCTGGTCTTAATCCAGGTGAACGCTACCCCACGATAAGTTAGCCCCCAATGCCGGAGAAGATCGATGGCAAAGTCCAAGCGAGGAGAGGTAACCCACATAAAAACCACTCCAGGCTTTTCCAAAATGCCCTTGATGTCCATTGCCATCAGATCTTCGTCCGACATAGTCGGATAGAACTTCGCAGCTGCACCCATCTTATCCTGGGCACCATAATAAGACCAGGGTGGATCCATAAGGATAACCTGGTACTTAGAGTCTGGAAGTTCGGTCACGACTACTTCTGGTGAATCATTAGGTCTAGGCCATTGTCTGGGTGGTATGACCACTCAGCCTCAAAGCCGTCCCAGTCACCAGTCTGCTTACCGTCAAGAGCACGAGTAGTCTCGATACTGTTGATGATAAACTCAGGCATCTTGATACGCTGCGACTGAACTACGCAGACGATATCATCGATGTTGGCACCAGTGTATTCGTCTTCACCCATCATGTCTAGGGACAGGGTCTTACCTTCGTCACCAATCCGAAAACCGTCAGACAGGTTGCACTCTTCAGAAACCTTCTGAAGTGTGGTAGGCCCTGCAGCGCATCCGGAAAGTGTTGCTGCCAATAGGCCAGCGATGCCAAAAATGGCAAGTGTCTTTTTCATACGTCTTCTATCATTGAGGGGACATGCTTATCATAGCACACAAAATAAAAACCTCATCCGAAGATGAGGCTTTATCCCCAGGCATCGAGCCGACCGTCCGGACGGCCATTACCTGTTCGACCGCCTAACGGTCTGGTTAGTGGAGATGGGGGCATCCGAGAGCCCCGTCCGCTAAATATTTAATCGTTCTTCTACAAGCTTAGGCAGTTTATATTTCCAGGACCGAACTGCCACATCCTGTGGTGCTGGGGTTTAACGTCCACAGCATCGACGTACTACAGGTTGTTCTACTTATTTAGAACCTGACTGCCCAGCTAGAACTACTGCTTTGTCAGGGGCCTTAGCGGAGTAGCGAGGCTACGCTGCTAGTGCGAATGCGGAACGTGAGTTTGCATTTAGGGGTTTGCCACACTTAAGAGTGCGTGGCCGTCTCTGCTTGCTTCACCGACTTCAGATTTAACGTCGAAACCTGTCATCCCCGTGAACACTATTCAGTTGTAATTAAAGTGTAGCAGATTTTTGCGCATCGCGCCAGCTGAGGATGTGTTCTTCTTTACATGTAAAGCAGCGGCAACCATTCTCAAACTTTTCTGCTGTACCACAAGCGAGAAGGGCAGCTTCGCCATTCTTGCTGTTCTGGAGAGCAGTCTTGTCTTCGTGACACGACTCACACAGAACTTGGCAGTCCTTAAGCTCTTTCTTACGAACCTCTTCGCTACGAGACCAGATGTCTCGAGGATTGAAGGTCTTGTTGTCTTGGTCCTTGTGATCAACTTCAAGGTTCCGAGTAGAGCCACACTTGACGCACTTACCGCCCTTGGACTCAATCCACTCGCGTTTGCGTTTAGTTACAAAGGCGAGCTGGTAGTCGCGTTTCTTTTTTCCTGTATAGCCCATGCTTCTATTTTACAGCAGATTACGAATTAGGACTAGCGTCTCTTCCGGGCTAAACACATGCTGAAAGTCTACTCCAGTACCTATAACAGGGAAGTCGTTGCCGCCAGGCTCAAGCCGATCTCCAACAAACAGAATACTGTCTGGGGATATGTGAGTACGCTTGCAGAGCTCATAGATTCCATAGCTTTTATCGATACCAAGCCTAGTAATGTCTATGCTAGTAGACCCACCTGACCGCACATCGAACTCAGGCAGCATTGAAGCTACGGTTCTCCTCAGCTGATCACGCCTAGATTTATCAGGATCCCAGGCTTCTTTCTCTTCCAACGGGGCATCTTGCCCTAGAGCGGAGAATGTTATCTGAGAGCCGCGATTGTCGATTACCTCGCCATATGGATTGTCCGGCCACACCCCAAGCAATGCAGCAGACACGTGCAACACACTAATAATTCTCTCAGCCTGAGCTGGAGTAAAGTCTTCCGAGTATACAGTACGCCAACGACCAAAGTGGCGCTTGAGGTAACGAGCACCGCTTGTCGGCATTAGGTGTAGGTTTCGGAGGTTAGCACCGGCAGGAAGCTTACTAACTACCTGAGACATAATCTGCTGCTCGGTACCGCCGCTAATGATGCACACCTGCGTGATATCTAGAAGACTCTTAAGAGCCTTAGCCATCTCGCACGAAATAGGACCCTTGCTAGGTGCAAGGGTCCCATCGAGATCGAAAGCAATGAGCTTAAGACCCATTAGTCGCGAGTAACCAGTCGGCGCTTGATTGCGTCAAAAATCTTTGGACGCTTCTTAGCAGCCTTACCGTTCGTGCGTGAGTCGTTACGAGCTGGACCGGACTTCTGTCCGCCTCCGCCTTTACCTTTTGCCATTTGGGCTCCTGTCTTCAGAACTACATTCTAACACAAAGATTAGCAAAAATTAGTTTGCAATTTATCATTACACCTATTATTATGTAAGTACCAGATAAAAGGAGCAACATGAACGAAGAGATCTTCGAATACTACGCGATACAGATGGAGCCACTGCTTCCGCTAGCTAGAAAAGCCTACGGCTCTAGAACAACCAAGTCGCCGCAGCATGACGCTTCCCGCGAGTACACTCGACTCCTAGTCGAGTTCTACCGCAAGGGCGGGAGCCTAATACAGATGGCAAAGCGTCTGGACGTAACCTACCCTGGCATCCGCAGAAGAATTTTGACCGATGAAATTCCAGCAGAGCCAAAAGGTAAGAACAGCAAGTCCTCACCGCATGAAGTGGTAGAAGCCGCAGTACGAGTTAAGTTGGCTCACCTAGAGGATGGGTCAGCCGCATACCACGACCAGATCCGCCATGAGTACGAGGTCAACAAGATATCCCTAGCGAAGCTTGCTAAGGAGCTCGGGCTTAGCTCAGCCAACCCACTCTACTATGCAGTGACTCGATCAAGACTCAATAGTCGACAAGACGCCCTGTAAAAGAATACCCCCTCGAAAGAGGGGGTATCTTTTTACTCAGTTTAGAGTTCTGATGCAGCCTTGTTCTTAGCAACCTCTGCTTCAGCAGACGATGCAAAAGCAACGTTGATTTCGTCTTCGTCAAGAACACCGTCTACAACGTAGGCACGTGCTAGAGACTCAGCAACTTCCATGACACCAACAAATGCGGCGACAAGGGCTGACTGCCAGAGTTCGACTCCGGCGATTGAACCAGCGGCTAGAACACCGCTAACTTTTAGGATCACAAGAGCAATAGTTCTCTTGAAAATCTTCTTTGCAATTTCCATTTGGATCTCCCAGGGGTAGGTTAATGAATAACCCTCTCCCAGGTCTAATCCAATTATACATCAGATTATGTATGACGACGAGACGGTATGATTGGCGTGATACGAAGACCGCGACGAATCTTTGAGCGATCAATCTCAGTGGTTCCGCCCCAGATTCCTTCAAGTTCAGGACGCTTCATAGCGTAGGCACGACACGCGTGCATGTACTCACAGCCACCGCATATCTTCTTAGCTTCACGCTCGTAGGTGTATCGCCCGCGAGCCTTCTTCATCGAGCCCTCCGGAGCATCTTCCGAGAAAAATGCTTCAGGGTTAGACTCTGTGCAAGGAGGCGGACCATACAGCTCGAAGTCTGGGTAGTCTTCTTCTGGCTGGAATACAAAAATTGTCATGCGTCTCTGTCTCTTTCGTTCTACACGAAGGGCTTGTTAGTGCTGAATCCGCCACCCTTAAAACTAATTGGTGGTGCAGTAAACACTCTCTGAAGTTTACCAGAGCAACCCTCGCTAACGCAAGTCAGCTGCTTCTGGTCCTCGGACATGCTGCGTTCTTCGCTGTATTTGTGCTCGCTATTTTCAGAGCATTTGTATTCATAGGTAGGCATATCACAATCATACCGCATAAAGGAAAACCCCTCCCGAGGGAGAGGTTCTCATTTACTTATTAGAGCAGCAAGAGCAGCTACCGCACTCACAACCAAACACTAGAAGTCCCAGTCATCGTCGGTAGTCGACTCGGTCTTTCCCATCACATACGATGAGCCAGAGCCAGAGAAGAAGTCGTGGTTTTCGTCCGCATTAGGAGATAGAGACGAGATGATCGCTGGGTTCACGTTTGTCTCTTCTTTAGGGAACAATGCTTCGAAGCCTAGATTCATTAGGGCCTTGTTGGCGTTGTAGTGAAGGAACTTCTTGACGTCTGAGGTTAGGCCTACGTTGTCATATAGGTCAGCGGTGTACTTGATCTCGTTCTCGTAAAGCTCTAGAAGAAGGTCGTAAGCGTAAGCCTTAAGCTCCTCGCGACGGCCTTCCCACTCTTCACCGTATGCCTGCTGGAACTTGTAGCCAATGTAGTAGCCGTGAACCGCTTCATCACGGATGATGAGACGAATGAGGTCGGCAGTGTTTGTGAGCTTAGCACGGCTCGACAGATACATCGGCCAGTAGAAGCCGGAGTAGAACAGGAAGGACTCAAGCAATGTCGAGGCAATCTTGCGCTTCAACGGATCAGTGCCGTTGTAGTACGAAAGAACAATCTCGGCCTTCTTCTGAAGGTAAGGGTTGTCTTCCGACCACTGGAACGCTGCGTCAATATCTTTGGTCGAACAAAGAGTCGAGAACACAGACGAGTAGGACTTGGCGTGTACTGACTCCATAAACGAGATGTTGGTCAACACCGCCTCTTCATGCTGAGTACGTGCATCTGGAATCAAGCTGACGGCACCAACAGTTGCCTGGATGGTGTCAAGCATGGTCAGACCAGTGAAGACGCGCATTGTTAGAGTGCGCTCTTCATCAGTCAGACTTTCCCAGGATTGGATGTCGTTAGACACCGCAACCTTTTCTGGCAACCAGAAGTTAGCCGTTAGACGGTTCCAAACTTCTAGGTCGATTGGGTCTTCGATTTTGTTCCAGTTGACTGGACGAGTGATGTGTTTCATTGTTGCCTTTCTTATAGCATGCAGCTTACGCAGCCCTCAACGTCGGTACCTTCCAACGCGAGCTGACGAATGCGAATGTAGTAGATGGTTTTGATGCCCTTGCGCCATGCGTAGATCTGAGCACGGTTAACATCACGAGTGGTTGCGGTGTCCTTGAAGAACAAGGTCAGTGATAGACCCTGGTCAACGTGCTGAGTTGCCTCGGCGTAGGTGTCGATGATCTTGTCTGGGCCAATCTCATAAGCATCTTGGAAATACTCAAGGTTGTCATTCGACAAGTAAGGGGCTGGGTAGTAAACACGACCGAGCTTTCCTTCCTTGCGGATTTCAATCTTTGAAGCAATCGGGTGAATGCTTGACGTCGAGTTGTTGATATAGCTGATCGAACCGGTTGGAGGAACAGCCTGAAGGTTCTGGTTGTAGATACCATAACGCATCACAGACTGAGCCAAGTCGCGCCAGTCTTCTTGAGTAGGGATCTCGATGCCAGCTTTAGCAAATAGCTCAGCCGCACGGGAGGTCTTAGGCTTCCACTCCTGAGAGATGTACTTAGCGAAGAACTCTCCGCTGGCATACTTCGAGTTCTCAAAGTTGTAGAAAGTTTCGTTACGCTCAATCGCCAACTTGTTAGAGGCACGCAGAGCGTGGAACAGAACGGTGTAGAAGTAGATGTTTGTAAAGTCCAGAGCTTCCTCAGAGCCGTACATAATCTTTTCACGACCCAGGTAGCCATGTAGGTTCATCTGGCCAAGGCCGATAGCGTGAGACTTCTTATTACCTTCGGCAATCGACATAACTGACTCAATGTAGCTGAGGTCAGACACAGCGGTCAAGGCACGAACCGAAGACTCTACTGTCTTCTTGATGTTTCCACCATCCATAACCTTAGCAATGTTTAGCGAGCCAAGGTTACAGCTAATGTCGTGTCCAACATCGCGGTAGCTGAGGTCCGCATTATAGGTAGTCGGGGTGTTTACCTGAAGGATCTCAGAGCAGAGGTTTGACATGTTGATACGACCCTCAATCGGGTTGACCTCATTCACAGTGTCCTCGTACATGATATACGGGTAGCCGGACTCGAACTGTAGTTCCGCGATGCGCTCGAACAAAACACGAGCCTTGATCTTGGTCTTCTTGATGCGAGGGTCGTCGACCATCTCCTGGTACTTCTCGGTAACCGAGATGTCGCCGAAAGGAATGCCGTAAACGTTCTCAACGTCGTAAGGGGAGAAGAGGTACATGTCTTCGTTGCTCTTAGCAAGTTCCATGGTGATGTTTGGAATAACGACACCAATAGATAGAGTCTTGATACGAATCTTCTCGTCGGCGTTCTCACGCTTGGTGTCTAGGAACTTCAGGATGTCTGGGTGGTGAGCGTTTAGGTAAACGGCACCGGCACCCTGGCGAGCGCCTAGCTGGTTGGCGTAGGAGAACGAGTCTTCCAAAAGCTTCATCACAGGGATGATGCCCGAGGACTGGTTCTCAATCTTCTTAATAGGAGCACCAGACTCGCGCAGGTTGCTGAGGCTAAGAGCCACACCACCGCCACGCTTTGATAACTGAAGCGCCGAGTTGATAGCACGGGAGATCGACTCCATGTTGTCTTCGATGCGAAGAAGGAAGCACGATACGAACTCACCACGCTGCTTCTTACCCGAGTTCAAGAAGGTTGGGGTTGCAGGCTGAAAACGTCCAGAGATAATCTCATCAATCAGATTAAGCACCTGCTTCTGGTCACCGCCAGCCAACGCCAAAGCATTCATAACCACGCGGTCTTCGAAGCGCTCTAGGTAGCGGCTTCCGTCAAAAGTCTTTAATGCGTAAGAAGTGTAGAACTTATAGGCACCAAGAAAAGTCTCGAAGCGGAACTTGTAGGCATAGGCGTGCTTGAATGCATCCTTGATAAACTCCGGTGAGTACTGGTCAAGTACCTCTTGCTCATAGTAGTCGTTGTCCACCAAGTAAGTAAGCTTTTCTTCAATGGTGTGGAAGAACACAGTGTTCTGGTTCACATGATCTAAAAAGTAAGCGCGAGCTGCCTCTTTATCCTTACCAAACTGGATCTTGCCATCTTCATCGTAAAGATTGAGCATTGCATTTAATTCGTGGTAGCTGTATTTTTCCATAGCCATTCCATCTTCCTTTTAACTTCGAGTACATCGTCAGGAGTTCCAAATATTTCTATTCGATGCAGCAATGGAACTCCCGTTTTTGCTGAAACGATTTCTGCGGCTTTACAGTAATGCTCGCCAAAGTTTGTGTTACCCAACCCCACAACACCTTTGATGTGGGATCTATTTTGTGGAACATTGAGAAACTTAACTACTTGCCTAGGAACAGAGTGGGGTTCACTCCCACCACCGTATGTCGGTACAAATAGTATGTAATCAATGTCCACTAAAGTTGGTGCCTCATCGTCCCATCTAATAGGAATTCTAGTCGATGGTAGGTCCAGTTTTTCAATAAACCGATGAGTGTTGCCAGAATAGTTGGAGAAATATACAATCTCCATGATTAACTATTCGGCCAGTGATGAAATCTTGTCTGGACGAAATCCACTCCAGTGGGTGTCACCTGAAATAACAACAGGAGCAGCCGCATACCCTAGCTCACGAACCATGTCCATAGCCTCAGAGTCTTGACTTAGGTCAACTACTTCAAATGGCGTTCCGTTCTTTGTAAGCATACGCTTGGTGCTATCGCATTGGACACAGGCTGGGAGAGTATAAACGGTTACCATTAGAGATCTTTCTAGATGAGGGAGGGTGGGGTATTCCAGTATAAGTCAAAAATCAAAAATCGATTTTCTACTTGAATGATGATACCGCATCTACTATGTCTTTGCAAATCGGGCAGACTTTTAGCTTCTGAGGGTCGCGGTGAGGTATAAAAACTTTACCACACAAGGCAACTACAGGGGTTCCCATTACGTAGCCCTCGGTGACCTTTGCCGCCTCCGCATAATGAGCCATAGGATCATCATCTTTTTCATCAACATCTAGGTCAACATCTGGCTTCTCAAGCACGTCTACGGACACTAAATTTCCTTCAAACTTTCTAAAACTGCTTCCAGTTTAATTTTACCAAGATACGAGGCCACATCTTTATACCCATAGGATACCACAACATCATCACCGCATACCACCAAACCAGCCGCAAACTCAATGTCGGCATCAGAAAGCTTAAACTTATCAGAGAGGTGAGTCAGTGTTCCGTTGTCGCTGTACCGAGCGAATCTGTGAAAATAACTTCTTTTAGTTTTAGTCACCAGCCCAAACTTTCTAGGAGAATAGTTGGTCTCTTCCCAGGTCACAACCTCATGCACGATTGCCAAGTTATAGTCGCCCATGCTCCACAAAGCACTACCCCCACGAATCTTATTCAATAAAGACTCGTCCTTGTCTCTTCTATATATCTTACCTACCTCAGACTTATACACGGATGCGCCACTATATACATAGTCGCAGTCGTCTGGTTTTTTATAGAACGGCATCCAGTTCTTCTCGATCGGCTGCAGATCACCCTCAGTGTGGAGTTTCAATAGCACAGCTTTAGTGCCGTCTAGCTTGTATTTAGCAATCCTAGGGATGTCGTCACTAATATACGGCTCACGCATTACAGAAAGAATATGCCAAGCGCCGTCTTGCCAATACAAGCGACCATCCTCCGGCCCACGCAAAAACCGACCGCATTCGGAAAAATCAATCTCTTCTAGGGTGGAGCTGTCTATTTGCCAATTTTTGTCGAGGCTGGCCATAAACATCCTATTTTTAACCCTATTTCCAATAGTGGCAACCGCATCCCCAGTCTGAGGGTCGAAAAAATAGTTACTGGACCTAAATAAAATCACATACCCATGTTCCGGCGAATAGGCCACGGACGGGTTAAAAGCAGACCAACGTTTGTCATTTTCGTCTACAAACCTAAGAACGCGCCAAGTTTCGCCTCCAAGGTCGGAAAATGAGGTGTTTTTGCTTGACATAGATACTTTTATTGTACCCGATAAAACTTACCATGCAATAATTAAGGTAAAATAAGAGAAGCGTTATCTCCCACTAAGGACGTCAATGAGCTGCTCAATTTCTGGTGTTTACAACATATCCTGTGATCAAGGTGCCACTTTCTCGCGAGTCATCACTTGGACCGACTCAGCACGCTCGCCATACAACATTACCGGCTATACCGCTAGAATGCACGTTAGATCCAATGTTACCGCTAATACCACCGCTATCACGCTCACAACAGAAAACAGCCGAATCACACTAGGCGGCGCAGCTGGAACCGTGACCCTAACTATTGCCGCAACAGACACAGCGAACTTAACTGCAGGTCTTTATGTATACGACCTAGAACTCGTCTCTTCGGCTAACGTTGTAACCCGTCTTATTGAAGGTAACTTTAACGTTAAGGCCGAGGTGACGCGCTAGTGGCTGTAGAGTTTGAAGACACAAATAGAAAAGTAATAATCAACCAGCGTGACCAGAACAAGGTCATAGTTCAAGATGTCATAAACAAGGTTGAAGTTGGCATAGGCGGCCCGCAAGGACAAGAAGGTGCTCAGGGGACTCAAGGAGTTCAAGGCACTAAGGGCAATCAAGGAGCCACAGGTACTCAAGGCGCAGTTGGAACACAGGGCATACTCGGTACAACTGGAGCACAAGGTGTAATAGGCTCTACCGGTGCTCAAGGCACAACAGGTATTCAAGGCTCACAAGGTGTGACCGGCTCCACAGGTGTACAGGGTGCAGCAGGGCAAACTGGATCGCAAGGCACCGTTGGAGCTCAGGGTGTGACCGGAACGCAGGGCACAACTGGCTCACAAGGTATTACAGGTGTTCAGGGTCAAATAGGTTCACAGGGCAACACTGGCGATACCGGTGCACAGGGTGTAACAGGTTCTACAGGTGTACAGGGTGTAACAGGTTCTACAGGTTTGCAAGGTGTTACGGGCGCACAGGGGACGACTGGCACAACAGGTTCTCAGGGAACTACAGGTTTTGTAGGCTCGCAAGGTATAACAGGCTCACAAGGCACAACGGGCGCAACAGGCTCACAGGGTGTGACCGGAACCACTGGCTCTACTGGTGTACAAGGTGTCACAGGCTCACAAGGAATTACAGGAGATGTAGGCGCTCAAGGAACCACAGGTTCAACTGGTGTTCAGGGTGCGGTTGGCACAACTGGAGCTCAGGGAGTAGTCGGCTCCCAGGGCACAACAGGAATCCAGGGTTTTAATGGTGCACAAGGCACAACAGGTATCCAAGGCAACACGGGCATCCAAGGAACGCAAGGCACAACAGGTACACAAGGCACAACAGGTCCAACTGGCGATACAGGTCTGCCTGGTGAAACAGGCCCACAAGGTGCAACTGGACAAGGATTTGATTTTCGAGGTCCATACACTCCAGGAGCAACTTACAACGAGTACTTTGTAGTAACTTACAATGGTTCTACCTACATCTGCCGCGATAATGGTGTTGTTAATGTTGTACCAGGCTCTAGCCCGGCTTGGGATTTATTTACAGAAAAGGGTTCAACTGGTGCTCAAGGTACAACAGGCGCACAAGGAACACTAGGGGAGACCGGAGCGCAGGGGATTACAGGAGCTACCGGCAATACTGGTTCTCAGGGTACAACTGGCACCACGGGTTCCACTGGTATCCAAGGCACCACGGGTACGCAAGGCCTTACGGGAGACGTCGGTTCTCAGGGTGTGACAGGTTCAACTGGCGTCCAAGGAGCACTGGGCACCACTGGTGCGCAAGGTGCAGTAGGTTCAACTGGTATTCAAGGTATAACAGGGACCACTGGTGCTCAAGGCACAATCGGTACAACTGGAGCTCAAGGAACTACAGGAGCACAAGGCACGACGGGGACCACCGGCGACACGGGTATTCAGGGTGCAGTAGGTACAACGGGCTCAACGGGCGCACAAGGAACCACCGGTACGCAAGGAACAGTCGGAGCCACGGGAGCTCAAGGAACAATAGGCTCTACTGGAATCCAGGGTATTACTGGAGGGACTGGCTCACAAGGTGTTCAGGGTATTCAGGGTCTTTCGATTCAAGGTCTTCAGGGTGTAGACGGAACTCCAGGTGCCGGTGGATCTCAGGGATACTACGGCTCTTTCTTTGACACTACAGACCAACGAATAGTCACACCGTCCGTGGCTCAAGCAGTTACAATAAACTCAGTTTATCCAAACGGTTACAGTGGAATTTCAGTTCTTGATGGTAGCGAAATAACTATTGCTAATCCAGGAACCTACACAATGACGGTTATTGCAAGGGTATCTAATGACGCAAACTCCGTTCAAGAAGCAACGTTCTGGCTAAAACTAAACAACAACGACTACCCGAACTCTGCAACTACAGTCACCTTGCAGCCTCGCAAATCTTCAAGTGAGCCATCTTTCCAGTTAATGACTCTTACTTTTACTGGAACTTCAACTAGTGCCAATGACTACGTTCAAATTTATTGGCATGGCACAAATACAAGTTTGTCCTTAGAGCATAGTGCTGCAGGGACATCACCGACTCACCCAGTAACTCCTTCAGTAATCGTTAGTATCACTCAGGTTATGTACACCCAGCTCGGCCCTCAGGGTACGACCGGTACTCAAGGTTTGACAGGCGTTCAGGGCACCACAGGTGTGACCGGAACTCAAGGAACAACTGGAACTACAGGCTCACAAGGAACCATTGGAAGTCAGGGCACAATTGGTGCTACTGGTGCTCAGGGTACGACTGGCTCCACAGGTATCCAAGGTGCTGTAGGTTCAACGGGTTCTCAAGGAACTATTGGAAGCCAAGGAACTTCAGGTACAAATGGCGCGCAAGGAACAATCGGTGCAACGGGAAGCCAAGGCACAACCGGCTCTACTGGAGAGACAGGCACGCAGGGTACAACTGGAACGCAAGGTGTCACGGGTACACAAGGAACCACCGGCACAACGGGAGCACAGGGAACTACTGGAACTCAAGGAACTACTGGTGTTCAAGGTCTGACTGGCTCATTCGGCGGTGCAACATTTGAGTACGAGTTTGACAATGGAACTACAGACCCAGCAACTCTTGACACAGGAACATTCAGACTAAACAACGCCGACCCAACTCTGGCAAACGTTATGTACATCTCGTTCAATGACGACCTTGGCGTAAACATATACAACTTCCTACAAACAATCGACGACTCTACATCTCAAATCAAGGGTACGTTTAAAGCTACAAAAAAGACTGACACTAACGAGTTTGCTTTCTTTAACATCACAGGAAGCCACGTTCACGACGACGACCATTTCAATGTTCCAATTTCTTTTGTTAGCGGAAATACATTTACTCCAGCTGACACAGAGGTATTCTACCTAACATTCCAGCGAACCGGTGACATTGGTGACACTGGTGCGCAAGGAACAACTGGTACGCAGGGTGTTCAGGGTGTGCTAGGTTCTACAGGTATTCAGGGAACCACGGGTGCAACCGGGCCACAGGGCACGACCGGACCGCAGGGTATTCAAGGCGGTGTCGGAACTCAAGGCACTACAGGTTCTACCGGTGTGCAAGGTCTGACCGGTTCGACCGGAAGTCAGGGAACAACGGGTACGACAGGCATACAGGGAACAACCGGCTCCACTGGCATCCAGGGAACTACGGGAGCAACCGGAAGTCAAGGTACAACTGGTACGACCGGTGCTACAGGGTCTACTGGTATTCAGGGAGCAATTGGTTCACAAGGCACAACTGGAACAACGGGTGCCACAGGCATTCAGGGTATATCGGGAACTAATGGTTCTCAAGGAACTACGGGAGCAACAGGTTCTACAGGTGCTACAGGTTCTCAAGGTCTTACCGGCTCTACAGGCATTCAAGGAACGACGGGGGCTACTGGTGTTCAAGGAACAACAGGCGCGACCGGGTCTCAGGGTATTACAGGCTCAACAGGAGCGACAGGTTCAACTGGTGTTCAGGGTGCCACCGGTACCACAGGCTTACAGGGTGTAACTGGCGCAACGGGAGCCACTGGTTCGCAGGGCACGACTGGAACAACTGGTAACACTGGTGCAACCGGTGCTCAAGGAGTTCAAGGTTTACTAGGTATTCAAGGCACAACTGGTGCGACCGGCGCGCAAGGAACCCTGGGAACAACTGGAGCACAGGGCACGACTGGTGCTACAGGCTCACAAGGTATCACTGGTTCCACTGGTGCGACAGGTTCTACTGGTATTCAAGGAACAACAGGCGCAACTGGCTCACAAGGAACTACAGGCGCGACTGGAACAACAGGCGCAACTGGCTCACAAGGAACTACCGGAACTACCGGTTCTCAAGGTGTTCAGGGCACACTAGGTGCGCAAGGCACGACCGGCACTACTGGACTTCAGGGGCTAACTGGAGCTACAGGTAGTACAGGAGCCACTGGTTCGCAGGGCACGACTGGAACGCAGGGTACAACAGGTATTCAGGGAACAACAGGTTCAACTGGAGCGACAGGTATTCAAGGAACAACTGGTACAACCGGTGCTACCGGTTCTCAAGGAACTACGGGAACAACGGGTGCTACTGGTGCTCAGGGGACTGTAGGCACAACCGGTGCTCAGGGTACGACTGGCGCAACAGGCGCTCAGGGTATTATAGGCTCTACTGGTGCTACGGGTTCTACAGGTGCCCAGGGAACTACGGGAGCAACTGGTTCAACAGGTGCGCAAGGTATTACTGGTACGACCGGTGCGACAGGTTCTCAGGGTACAACTGGAACTACAGGTAATACAGGAGCGACGGGCTTACAAGGTATTACTGGTTCGACCGGTATTCAGGGCTCAACAGGTGCTACTGGTATTCAAGGTTCAGTAGGTGCGCAAGGAACGACTGGCTCTACAGGTATTCAAGGTGCCACAGGCATACAGGGAACC